AGCGTAAACATTAAATAGAGAAAGTGATGCCATTGTTGTAGCTCCTCCACCACCTGAATTTGCCATCTCTTGTAAAATTTTATAACTCTCAGCGGTATTTTGATACTGTGATTGGTCCAAAGTTACTGATTCAAATATGTTTTGGTTTGGTATTCCGAAATCCACGTTGAACCCCATTACTTTATTAGAGAGATTTCTATCACCACATTCTTCGGCGAGTAAGGGATTATTAGCTGTGTTATTTACATTAAAGGTATCTGTACTATATCCATTATTTGATGTTTTAACGTCTAGTTGACTTGATGTTTTACCGACGTATTGACATAGAAAAGCTGGTTTAGAATCTAGGTAATCAACTGTTGTAAAAGTACCGAACATTGCATTTCCTTGTAGTTGTGAATTATCCCCTTCCACATTAAAGAAATTTATATATGATGGTAGTGGGATAAAATTAAAGTAGTTATTAGCTAAAATAATACTTAAATAACTAGCTATACTTTGAGTTAGTGTTTTAGAACTTGCATCATCAAAAGGTGAATCTAGTTTTAAAATATCCCATATATTAACTATAGCTTCACTACCTATATCTCTATTAGCTCTATCTAAAAATAGGAATCTTTCAAATAATGTTCCCCCTGTAGCTGTTAAGTTAATACCAGAAACCCATCTATCGTTTAGTGTCTTAAATCCAGTATAAAGTTCTAGTTTTAGGTCGTCTGCCTCAACATTTGGTCTATCGTTTGGTTCTTTTAATTTACTAAGATTCTGTTCTTTTTTTATTTTTTTCTTCGTTTCTTTTAAAATAGTGTTAACATAATTTTCTTCTTTATTATTTAACACTTCTAATTCATTAACTAATAATGTAAAATATTCGTGAGCTGGTATATTACCTTGTGTAGCACAATATGTACCATACATTCTAATGATTGGTGCAAAAGCCTCTATGTTACTTGTGTTAAATGTAATACCGTTACCATCTGGTCTAGCTGTCACAAAAAAGTTATAGAATGGGTTACTAGTATTTGTGGGTACAAGTAAATCAAAAGGTGTGCCTCCTATATAATGTTCACCCACATTAATTTGCATATCTATATGTTCTTGTGTTAAAGATGGGAAAGAAACCCCTGGTGTTGTTGGGATGAGTGTGGTTGATTCTGTATAGGTACCAAAATTATAATCTGTATTTTTAGTGTATAGAGCCATTAAATTTTGTAGTACGGTAGACCCGTTAACTACCATATCTAAATTTGTTGTTGAGTTGTGAGCGTAATCAACATAGGTGAATAAAAAATTCTTTACCGACTCCTCAAACTTTATAGCTTGGCCTATTAATAATTCTCTAGCATTTATAACATCCACAGATAACGCTAATTCACTTAAGTTAAAATCTTCTATTATAGTAATTTCTTTTATGAAATTTTTAAACGTACCACCGTGTGAGGTTGGGTTAAAGTTTTCAGTCGCATAATCTAAAAACATTTTTTCAAACTCGTCAAGTTGGTACTTGTTAAATACACCTCTTAATTCTTCAATTGTGGAGTAGTTAGGGTTTTCGATTAGAGACCAGGGTGTTGATTGTTTTTTAGTATTTGGGTTTGTTTCTTTAAAGTATCTATTAGTAGGGGGTTTATAGGTTGATTTGTGTTGAAAGTATCCTTTTGGAGATGAATGCCATAATAACCTTGAGGCTCCGTTATGTAAGGAATTTACGTTGTTACCAGCAACACTTGGGTTTAGTGAACCTTCATCTTCAAAAGCTGGAGCTTCAGTCCATTTTATCCCACCACAAGAAGGGTATAATATAAAGTATCTTTCCGGTTTTCTATTATTACCAAATTTTACACCCAAACTTTCATCGTTAATATTTTTTGAATCTAGGTAAACATTGTAGTAATTTACTTTTGTGCCATCTGTTGTGTTAAACGATAAGTCGGTCTCATTTTCAATGGTTAAATTTAAATCTACGTTAGGGAATACTAGTGGATTAAATATAAGATTTAGTGGTGCACCTGGTACTGGTGGTGTATAACTAGAAACATTATCAGTTGTTATATATTGAATTGCTTCTATTAATCCAGGATACACACCAACACTTACACTACTATTAACAGTATCTTCTGTGGTGTATTGGTATGAAACCCCGTCAGTAGCACCAGTAAAAGTAAATTGGGTATTTAATGAATTATTGACTGGGTCATATACAGTAGCTGGGTTAATACCCACATTATTCCAAATTGATGTTATTGGGTCTGTGTCGGTCTCTACGAATTTTTTATATCTCCACCATATAGAACCTATTTTTAATAATAAAGAAACCGGCACCTTATGTAGAGCAGGCATTTGATTGAACATAACAGCCACGTAATCTGATAATTCAGAACCAGTAGAAAATTTATAACTACCCTTAAAACTAACTCTATCTCTAAAGTTTATTAAAGGTAGTGAATTTAAAAATAAGTACGCCCCTAAAGTATAAGGATTGGCTGTACCAGCTTTTTCATTAGTAACCCCATCTAATAATGCATTTATAAAATAAGGGGTGTTTAACATAGAAGTAAGTCTTTTAACTGTTTGGTCTATGTCTTGATTAAATATTGTGGGTGGGTTTACTAAATTTACTGGTGTTAGAGAGTTTTGTATGTCACCCTCAGTATATGTTAAAGTATTAATATACTCTAGTTTAAGTTGGTAATATTCATTGACTATATTTTTATCACTAATCGGACCTACAGGGGTGGATGTTCTCCAAGCACTAGGTTCAAACGGACTACTACATATGGCGTAATCTGTAAGATAACTAATATTTTCCTTGTCTTTTAAAACTCCTGTACGATTTACATCATAATACAAACCTTCACCAATACCATAAAAATTTCCAGGACCAGATATTAGTTTACCACCAGCAAAATTATTTACCACCCAACTAGCAGAACTGTTATAAATAATTGGTGCTACATCAAAAAATCCTGTGGTTTTAGAAACGTTTAAAGCTTCCAAATTTAAAGGGAAGTTTTTAGATATGATTTCAAATGGGTTATTTGGCCTATATTCAATTCTGAATGTTTGTTGGTTAAATGGTGTTACTACCCCAAAATTTTCATATATAGTAAAATTATATGGTGAGGTAGATTTTAACTTTAGTTCTATATCCTCAAAACTATTTAAACTACCAATAAACTCTTGTAGTTTTGGATTTTCTTCTATTTGTTTATTTATATTTTGTGCTTCGTACCCGGCTAACTCATTTAAAGTTTCACCAATTATGGATTGTGAAGATAGTTGTTGGTACCTTGTCATAACACTCCCAAATGTTACCACTGCTTGTGCTCTATCTAATATTTCAAATAGAAATTGTACGTTATCTTTAGTTTGGTACGGTACTGTATCGGATGGCCAATCTCTTACATTAATAGGTGTGAATTGTTTAACGATTCCACTATTAACTGTAGCAAATTTATAATCACTATTACGATAGGTTGTACTTTTAACGTATTCCTCAACAAATTCTACCTCAGGCCAATACACTTTATTACTACCTTGTGTCACATCTATAACATCTTTTGCTCCGGGATATTTTAAAACAGCTGAAGTAATCCCACACTCACCCTCTTCTTCTACAACATAGTATTGTGGCCAAGGATAACATATTTCATTTGCCGCTGCAGTATTTTTTGGTGTGTCATTGGAACTATTTGCCACATTTAATCTATTCGGGTTACTTCTAACTTTCATAGCTTTTGTGTGGGCATCGTCTAAGAGTCTTAGAAATGTGTCAGCTCCCGCTAAAATAACAGCAAAAACATTTCTTATTGTTGGTACAAATCCTAAATAGTTTTGTAGTCTTTCATTCAACTCAGCAGAAACAACTTCTGACATTTCTTTTGCCTTTTTATCAAAATCTTTTTTTTGTAAATTCCATTTACCGTAAAATGATTGTTCTGATATATTAGTAATAAACCAAGGTTCTAAGTCTGGTGTTGTATTACCATCATTATCAGTTGTTGGTTTTAGATTTTCAGTATTTTCTACTTGAATACCTTCTGGACCATTAACTTTCATACTTTCATACATCTGTATTATATCCTCTTCAAGATATTGATTAACCTTATAGTCACCAAAAAAACCAAATGTGTTATTTTGGTCTAATTTAGTTAAAGCTGGGTGGATGGTTTTTATTAATCCCTCATTTGCATCTACCTCAGCGTTTGTCAATAATTCACTTCTATTACCATTGCCCTTTTTAACTTCTTCGTTAATAAAACCAATACCTTTAAGTGGGTAGGCTGTGACCCAAACTTTTTTACTTACAGCATTTCCTTGACCATCAACCTCACTAATTATTATTTCTACTTGTTCACCTAAATCAGTTGCAAGGTATTCCATTAACCAATCAGTTTTAAATTGTTCTTTTAGTTTATCTAAAGTTTCTTCATATTTTAGTTTATCTGTGGTTACTGTTAAATTTTTTTGTCCATATAGTTTACCTAAATCTCTATCTAAAGATTTAATCTTATCTATTAATTCTACTATAGTATATTCTGGAAAGTCTTGGGGTATGAGTTTACCTCTTTTGTATATGTCGTAAACATTATGCATTACCTGTCTACCTTTAGTAGCTGTAATATTTTCTCCCTCTACTCTGGTTGGATACATGTATGGGGCTGTAACACATTGGTGCATGTTTATATCCCTTAATAATGCTATGTGGTTACCTTTAAAGTCACAAGTAACTAAGTAGTCACCACTACTTGGGTCGAATCTTGACACAAACTTTTCTAGTGTTAGTTGGTATTGTACGGCTTTACCATAGTAACCCTTTAATGTTAAAAAGAATGTCGGGTATGGTAAGTGAAAAAAAGCTGTGTATGGTGTATTTGTTTTTGCTTGTTCAAAAAGTGTTTTTCCTCTAACGTCTGTAAAATTTATACTTACTTGTGGTATATATGAAGAATTAACCTTAACACTTATAGAGGTTATTCCGAAACCCCCAAAATCTTTACTATTATCAAAAAATTTAGATGGTTCGACACCACTACTACCTCTTTTTTTATTTTTAGCAAAATCTGGGTCAGTAAATCCTTCAGTCCAATCTGAATCCATAAATTTCTTACCACCAGGTTTTAAAAAATTTAATTCACCATCAAACAATTCTACTTTTATCTCATCACCAGCGGCAGCTCCCGCAATAATTTTACTTCTAGGGTAAATTCTAGCTGATAAATTAGCGTACATAACTAAATCTTCAGCGTCGACTAATCTATCTACAGCTTGCCCATTTGACCCCACTACTTTATTAGGGTCTACTACAACAAGGTTATTACCAACTGGGTTGGTTAGGATGTCACCTGAGTTTAATTTATCTGCCATAATAGAGGAAATATTGGTCTAGTTTTGATTTATAGTCCTCTAGTGATTGCATTAATGGGTATGGTATCCTTATTATTGTTCCATCTGGTATATTCCATTCTTGCCCCCCAAATGATGGGTTTGCTTGCATAATTAACCAGCCATAATAAGGTGAACCATAATATTGTTGAGAAAATTTATCTAACCTACTTTTTCCAACTTTGTAAACCACTTGCCTGTCACCAGATTTTTTAGTTATTTCAATACCTGGCACCATTATATAATCACCATTAACCACAAACTCATTATATCTATTATAGTAACTCATAATTTTTAACTAATAATTAGTTGTCTTTCTAATTTAAAATTAAATTTATTATCTTGTACACCTCCAGTTCTTTCACGTAAATTATTTCTCAATAAATTTTGTGCCGTTGCACCTGTTGTGGTACCAAACTCAATATTAAAATCACTAGTGTATGAAGTTAGTTGACCGTCTAAAATCTCATAACCGGTTTCTATACCATTTGTAATTCTAGGTCTAAAAAATTTTAAATCATAATTAATCCAAGTTTTAATCATGTCGTTTAAAAGTGGTTCAAAACCTCTTTTAGTTCTTACTTTTATACCTTTAAAACCATTTTCATCCACTTTTAGTAGATTATTGTATAGTTGGTCTTCTCTAAATCTTATTAATTTTTTCAATTCTTCTTCATAGCTGCCATCAAAACTAAACGATAAACTCTTATTTGTGTATACCTGATTAGAAAAGAATAAATATTCTATACCTCTTATCAATGTTGCTGCTGGATAATTTCTTGTAAAAATAGGGTTAACATATTCAGTAATAAAATTACTTAAACTTAAACTATCACCTGTATAAGCTTGTATCAGTGTTGTTGTTGATGATGTTAGTTGTTGTGTTGTGACTAACCCACCAAAAGTATTTTGGTAATACCCGTCATAAGCATTTACTGTTATAAAATTTAATTTGTCCACAACTTTGGTTAAATCAAATTGTGATTTTCTTAAACTATTTACGACTAGAAGTAGATTATTAGTCATATACTCAAATTGATGTTCTAGTGTTTTGTTTAGTGTTTCTTTAATATACAGCTTTTCGTTATCTGTTGGGTTTAGTGTATTAAAACTTACTTGTATACTTGTTGTTTCAGCACTGATTGCTGTTTTAAGTGTTGTGTAATAATTATTAACTCTTTGGAAGAGGTCATTTGGTACACCCACTAGATTAGTTATTAAACCCCCAATACTTTCGTTACCACCTAGTTCTCCTAAATTAAAAGTTCTAGAATGCATAAGTTCTTCCACAACACCCATATTGTTAAATAAAAAAAGGTTTGTTAATCTATTCTTAACATCTAGACTATAAGCTTTGCTGTTTCCAACAAAGTTATTTATAATATTTTTATAATTAGTTGTTCCAGTCATAAATTATTTTTTAAGAAAACCAATCATTTATTTTATCAGTTGCTTTATCAGTAATCCAATCAAAACTATTAAATTCTTCTTCTTCACCACTATTAACTAAACTGTTAGGGTTATACATTTCAGTGTTTGCAAAATAATTATTCGATAATGCATTTTGTAATTGTGATACTGGACCTTTTAATCCTTGACCACCTATATACTTGAAGTTTATTGACACGTTTGCTATCATAGGTTGTACACCAATACCTTCAGGGTTTAAATCATATATTAAAGGGTCATAACTAAAACTTACTGAGTCAATAGCTATTTTTGTATGATAAAAATCTCCAATTCGTAGTACACATATTGGTGGTGGACCAAAAGCTGTATTTTCAGCATCTAAGTCAGCTACACCTTCTTCTGTTTGTGTTGGTATCGTTTTACCTGGTCTTGTACATTGTAAAAGAAAAGATAATCTACTGTTTAACCCTTCTGGTGTTGTGGAATGAAATGATGGGTGAAAATATTGTAATTTTCTTTTTAAAGAACTATATAAAAATTCGTCAGTAGTTTCTAGGTGTTTAAAGTAGTTTTGTTCACCTAATAACTTACTTAAAATTTTAGTTTTTAATTTAGCTTGATTTTCTTCTTGGTTAACCGTGTTATTGTTAAGTGTATTTTTAAATTCTTCTGATATGCCTCCACCTGCTTCTGCTACAGTTTCTGTCCAAGTACCCCAGAATGTTTGTGGGTCACTTGAGTTGTCTTCGTTGGATTCTACTGCTGTGTCGGGACCAGGGTCTGTGTTTGCTGGTGGTGGGTTACTCTCATTACTATTTATAACTTCATTTATTTCATCTGGTGTTAAGAATTCGTATCGTTCAGCTAGTTCATAAACATCATATTTTTTACAACCAGCAAAGAAAGATTCTAAAGCAGCGTCAGCTATACTATCTGGTGTTTTTACTAACTCTTTTTGTGCTATCACATTTAATATAGATGGGTGGTCAACCACAACCTTAAACGATAAGGTACCAATTCTTTCTGTGTAATTATAAGCATAAACTGGTTCAGGTCTACCTAAGAAATTTATAGAATTCCATTGAGCTGAGTTGGTGTCACCTATTTGTAAATCGTAAGGTGGGAACCACATAATCCTACCCCCATTTGGACCTTTTTCGGCTTTGGGTAAACTTAGTAATTCTTCACTACCCCTCCAAGCTAAATTTTCAAGAGAAAACATATATTTTTTTACATTCTTTTCTTTAGCTTCACTATCTACATTAACACCCATATTAGGTGCTATGTTTAAATTAAATGTATTATCTAGTATTGAATTTTCTTTTCCTAGTTGGTTACCGTCAAATCTAACCATATTATTAAATTTATAATATGGATTATCTTTAGTCCAAGTACGACAAAATTCTCTGGTTTGTAGTGAACCAAACACACCTTCATCTACAAATCTTGCACCTGAACCTTTAGAAATTTGTTTATAACCATCATTAAAAATTTTAGATGTTTGGTCTATAGCATGACCAGCGTGTTGTCTACGAGCTCCACCCATAAGTGGTGCTGAGTCTATAAGTTTTTGTGTCTCATCTAATAAACCACCTTTTCTTTTAGGTTTTTCTGATGATTTAGTTGTTAACATTTGTGGTGGTGCATTTAGTGAAGCAAAAGATTTGTTACCAAACCATGTCCACCCAGCAGAAAGTCCTCCACCATCCATATAAGTTTTACCTAATAAACCAAACGTTTGGAATAACCATAATGCTCTACCATTTACTGTTTCAAGTTCTTTCGCTAAAGTTGACGGTCCGTATACAATAGCACCCGTACTTCTACCAAACTCGTCTTGTGGTACAGCATCTAAAGGACTTTGTATTTTACCCGGTTCTGATTCTTTAGAACCAACATAGTAAAATGGTACAGCTTTATCCACACCACTTGAAACCGGAACTTTACTATAATCAGGACGGTAAATATTATATTTTAGTGATTGGAATAGTGCTGATTGTTGTTCTTCACCCATATATTGGATGAATGTGTCACTAGGTATAGGCATTGTTGCTGGACTAGTTGGTATTCCTAGTCCACTAGAAAAAATAGAATTTTGTAGTGCGTTAGCTGTTGCTGTTATATTAGGAGCTAACCCACCAACATAATTAATTTGATTTAATTTTAGTTCATTAATGTCTGGTATAAAGGTGTTTTGGAAATAGTTTCCTGGTATAGTAGAGTATCCATAATATAGATTAGTTATTCTAGATATAAAATCTGTACCTTCTAGTATCTTATCTCCTGGTGTTCTACTAATATTAGATGATGCCGCTCCATCAACACTAATATCAAAATCATACTGTGATTGTATGTAACCTAAATTTTCTCTTAAGTATCCAGCTGAAACCTCTGTTAATTTACTATCGTTAAGTATTTTATTGTTTAATGTATTAGTTAATCCATTAGTTATATTAACTGTTTCTAATATTTCTTTGGGTGTGTAACTTGAGGACACAAATGATTGTGGTGTTACCGTGTTGGGTGCTACATATCCTTGTCCTGTACGGGGTAATACTTTGTCAACATCAATTAATCTAACATCTTTATACCCACCCATAGGACCATATTTATTATCTAAAAATAAATTTGTTTGTAGTGTAACACCTTTTTCTTGTACCGTTTCTTGGTCCTTAATAAAATTATCTGAAAGTGAGTTGTAATTAGTACTTCCTGGTTCTTGTATACCAAAAGATGCGGTAATAGGATTAGAGTCAGCTAAATAAGAACTTTGCAAATTTTTCCCCAACAAAAACTTTCTTAAAATTTCTGTACTAGCGATAGATATTTTATAATCGCCTAATCCGTAAGGATTTTGTGAACTGGAGTTGTTTGGTGTTGCCATTTTTCTTTTTTAATAAATAGAATCCTAATTCTTTTTATGCTGTCGCGTTGGATAACATCATACTTAGATTTTGTAAATCTCCCGAGCTTAGCTGTGCTAATAATCTTTTAACGTTTACTGTTGCATTTTCACCTTCCCCTTTAACCGTTAGGGTACCAGTAAGTTCTATTGGTCCTGTTTGTCTTTGTCCTACAGTGTTAGTACTAACATTATTATTAACATTATTAATTCTGTTAGTTATGTCTCCTTGTCCACCATCTAAATTTGTACCACCTAATATAAGGTCACCTTCATTAAATTTTACTGGGGTCTGCCCTGGTCTTAGGATAAAATCTTCAACTACTTCTGGGTTTTGTTCTGGTGTAATTAATCCCATATTTTGTAAACCATCTAATATAGCTTTACTATTGTCAGCTGATATACCTGTAGGTGGTTTATCTTTAAAGTTTTGTAGGAATCCTTTCATATCACCCTTCCCTATTAAATTTAATTGTTCTGTAGTTAGTAATTCCATACTATCACCAATTTGTTGTGATAAACTAGCCATCACCATTCCTTCGGTATCACCACCACCCGCTCTAACCATTTTTCTTATACCTGTATCAATAGTAGCTAGATATTGATTTGCTTTTTCTGCGACTGTAAGTTGTTGTGCGTAGATATCACTATCTGACATACCCTCTACTTTTAATTCTTCTATTTGTTCAGCAGTTAATGAGTCTATATCCACCATTTTGTCTAAACTAGGTATTTTAACTTGCATTTCACCACCATCACCCATCTGAGCCATACCAGCTATAAGTTCTTTATCTTCTTCTGTTACATTATCTAAAAATTTCATTTCAGAAAATGCCTCTGCTCTTCTTGCTGACTTAACAGCGGTATCAGCTAAGTCTTGGTATGACATTCCCATAGCTTCCGCCATATCTTTTAACTGTCGTCTTTGTTCGGGTGATATTACAAATTTACCTTTGTCTTCATCAAAAGTTACCGCGGCGGCGGCAGTGTCTATTATAGCTTCTTGTAAACCTTCTAGGTCATTAGTAGCCATATACATTAATTTAAATGGGTCTTGTAAATCACCTACAGCTCCACCAATTACTTGCATTTTTGCTGCGAAATCAATTGCCCCTTCTGGGTCAAAGAAATTATCAGCTAATGAAGTAACTGTACTCATTTCTAATCCTAGTGCCTGACCTCTAGCTACCATTCTAGCTAAACCTTCAACACCACGTTCAAACCCATAGGTATTAACTAACTTAAGTTGACCCGTTACATTTCCTAAGAATTTTTCCATAACAACACCAAATTGTTGTCCTGTTTGGATAATTTCACTCATGGCGTTATTAGTGTCGTCTACACTACCCATTGCAGTGTCCAGACTAAATCCTATATCATCAAATCCTTTAGCGAAATCTGAAGCGTCAAAGCCTTCTAGTGTTTTGGTTAGTAAAGCTGCTCTTTCTGTTACTTCTGGTGATATTCGTAATTTCCTACCAACTTCTAAAGTTATTTCTTTAAATACATTAAATAAATCATTTACTGTTAATGCAAATCTTGAAGCGGATTCACCAGCTTCATTTAACTCATTAATGGTGTCAAATAACTGTTCGTTAGACATTCCAATACTTTTAGAGATGTCTACCCTTAAAGTATCTTCTAAAGCTAACATATCCAATATAACACCCATGTTATCTTGTATAGCGGTGGTACTTGACCCTATGGATGTAATTGCTGTTTGGAATTTTTCTAGGTCTGAAAAACTAAGTGCGTCTTTTGGTGTTCTGCTTTGTGCCAGTTCTTCTGGTATTTTACCAAAACCTGTCGCTGAAGGTCCAGTGTTGTTGGGGGGTGAGTACCCCACATTTTTCCACACACCATCATTGGTATATATTTGGTTTACTCCACCACTTACTCTTTCATCACCTACGTTTGGCATAATATTAAACTATTTCTATATAAATAGTTAATTATCTGTTTTTACTTTTGTTTTTTGCTTGTTCAATAGCCTCATTTTTCTTTTCAAATTCTTCAATTAATTTATTAATGTAGAACCTTCTTTCGAATGTAGGCATTTGTAGTAGGTCAGTGTAGGGAATATGTAGGTTTCGCATTAAGAAGTAAAACTCTGACAAAAGGGCATTCCTATAGCCCGTAGAAAGGACGAAAAAACTCAACACCCAATGAAACTGATACTTTCATTTCTTCTCCTGATGGTGTAGTTGTGGTAACATTTAAATCCAATGCTGGGGTATTATCTTTGACTATTTTTCTAATATCTTGGCTATCTTTGATTGGCATAGTTTGAATAAACTGTGCTATAGTCATTCTGTCTCTCATTCCATCTATTTCTACTAACATTTTTTCTAGTTGTTTTGTCATAAATGGATTGATTGGGTCATTTTTATGTGTCTCGTCAATTTTTCTAAGCTCTTCTTGGTCTGTTGGGGTTATAAACTTTAGTTTTACTTTTTTCTTAGATTTTTCTAAATAGAACTCGAATTCGTTTTTGTCGTCTAGTTTAACCTTAACGTCTTTGGTTTTTAAAATTGATAGGTCGAAGGTTGTCTCAAATTTTTCACCTGTTTTAGGGTCAGTTAATTGGACAGTATAATCTGTACCAAAAGCAGTATTACGTAAAAAAACTAAAATAGCTTGTTTATCACATTCTGGCATATCAGCAATTTGGATATCTTTATCTAAGATTTTCTTGGCTATTAGTTGGTTAACTAGTTCACCGGTACCCTGAAGTGATTGTGACGCTAATAGATTTTCGTCTGAAGCATTAAGGTAGGTTACTTTTACAGCTTTTTTCTTATTTTTGTAGAACATCCCTTCCGAAGGTAGGGGAACCATGTCATAAGGTAACATAGTTTCTGTGTCTGGTCTTAAATTATCTTCTAGCATAAATTATATTTTATATTGCTTAATTATATAGCTTTTATTTTATTAGTAAATATTGCTGCTATATTATTATATATATAAAGCTTCAATAATTTAAATAATAAAGTCAAGTCTTTAAGCAAAAAAAAAGCCCTAAAAAGGACTTTTTTAATTTTATTTAAATTATTGTTAGTAAACTAAGATACATCTGTCCGGTCTTAGTGTAGCTGATATTGTAGCTAAACCATCATCACTATAACCTAAACTATCGAAATTAACATCAGTAAGGAACGTTCCTTGCATTATCCATTTCTCTACTACTACACCTGTTGGGTCTAGTAATTCTAAGTCTATGTTTTTCTTGTACCCCGCAGCGTAACCCATTCTTCCTGTAACCGACTCTGCATGTAGTCTAACCCACTCCATTAATGCTTGTGCAGCAGATGGTCCAATTGGGTCTCTAAATGTAACATTTATTGTGTTCCATGTAAATCTACCAGCTACATAAGTAGATGTATTAAGGAACGGCACTTCCACAGAATTAATTGTTACTTGTGGTCTAGATGTACTTTCTACATACCATTCATTAATTCCCAAAGATGAATCGAATCTTAAGATAAACCTATTCTTTTTCTTTGGTTCATAAGGTATAGGCATTTTCATTAATAAGTCAGCCATATCTTTTTAATTTTTAATTTTAGTTTTTTATTATATCTATAAATATACGGGTAATGAAAAAAATGTTTTAATTTAGTTGTTTTACTATTATTTTATTAATCTCACCTTCCGACGTATCATAAACTACAAAATCTACTTGTGGAAATTCTAGTTGTAATACTTCTTTTATAAAATCTGTAATAGCATTTATGTTACCTAAATCATCATCACTAAACCCAATAGATAATTTATTATATTCTGTACCAACCATTTCTTTAGTTTTCTGTACTATTTTAGTTACGTAATCTCTTAATGCTATTTTTTTATTTTCTTCTGGATTCAAAGCACTTTCGTTATCCAATCCAAACTTTTCAGCGAATATGTTTGACGTTACTGGGTGATAGTCTTGTGAATCTAAATAAGTACTCAAAGTAGTCTCAATGTTTTCACCATCTAATTCTGGATATTCTTGTTGGATATTATCTATCATAGTGTTTAATTCGTCTTCATTTAAAATGTAGGAAATTACCAAATCCATTCCTTTTCTAAGAGTCTCTGGTTTATGTCCTCTAGCTGTAATTATTGATATTGGGTTAGCGTATAATAAAGCTTCTTTAAATTTTTCAAATGACGGAGCGAAAGACTTCGTATCCAAAGCAGTTTTTAAATCCACCATAAATGTATCATCGTCTATAAAACCATTAAATGAATCATCAGTTAATTTAAAATTTGTGTTGTTTCTTATTTTTGCAAACTCTTCAGTACTAACCTCAATATTTTTCCACCCATCAGGTGTTCTCTCTAACAATTTAATCTTGGTTGGCATATTCATAATATTGTCATCCCAATCAAAAGAATAAGCTCTCACATTTTTTTGTGGTAACTCATCTTCTTTTATTAAAGATTTAAAAACTTCTAACTGTTTGTTGGTTATTATAATATCTCTACTCATATATAATAAATACAAATTAATTTTGTTTATTCACTTATTTTAATTATCTTTGTACTATGAATAATTTATTAAAGTTACTGGTAGTTATATTTTTTGTTTCTTGTGAAAAAGAAACCTTTGTAATACCGTGTGATAATACATACCCAACTACACAAAACCCAAGTAATTACGTAGAAGATAATTTTATCGATGGGTGTTGGTTATTGGTGGATGGTGAAATGTACTTAGAAAACCTAGAAACTACCGAATTAAATGTTATAAACCACTTTAGTGATAGTGATAGTAGTAGTCTAAGGTATGAAAGTAGTATGTATGAGTTCGAAGAACTAATTAAAAATTACACTAACTGGTGTTTTCATTTACCGTTAAATATTCCAGGGATGGGTGATTTTGTTTTAAATAACGACACTCTACAACCATATGGTTTATCTACCACAGCAAATAATATGACAATCACAGAACCTTTGGTTGGTTCTTATTTATTACTTGGTGGTTCGGGTAGACCGGTTTTATATGAAATTTTAGATTATAATGATGAAATTATTATGGTTACCATACAGGAATCATATGAAAATATCCATGGTTATAACCACAGATATTATTCTAAATTAAAGTTTAAAAAACAATAAGTTACTATATCCTTGATATTGGTTTGATGATTTGTTTCATCTTTTCAATATCCTCTTGGATTAGTTTTTCTTTTTCTTTTTCTGACTCTTCTATGTTTTTTGAATCATGTATGTGGTCGAAATGCATATCGTCTTCTAAATCTTCAATATGGTCTTCACTACCACCATCATGTTTTAAATCATAAAGTTCTTTATCGTCACGACCTTCATCCCTACCATAATTCATAGCTTCAGCATGACCAGAATCTTCTTTAACTTCTTTAGCTTTAGCTTCTTTAGATGCTTTTTTCATAGATTCTTTCTTATCCCCATCACCATCAAGGTCTAAAAAATCAGGTTTTGCTCCTTCTTCCATTTCAGTTTCATCTAACTTTATTTCTTGCCATTGTTCTTCAATAACCTTTAAAACTCTATCTAACTGGTCTTCACTAATAATTACATTTTGTTTTTTCCCATCAGTAAATGTTTTTTCACCAGTAGACTGCTTTTTTAAAGACTCAACCAATATTTTTTTTGTAAATTTCATATCACTATTTTATTATAAATACTATATATCCTCAAAAGAAGCCCCCGTAGGTGTTATCAAGAACTCAACGAATATATACTCTAAAGCTCTTGTTGGCTTAATGTATATCTTACCATTCATTTCATTTCTATCTATTTCTTCTGGGTCATTTGAAAGTACAACTCTAAAGTCTGTTAAACCTCTATCTCTTCTAATCGAGTCTAAGATTGGGTTTACTAAGTCTAAGAACTGTTGTCTAACCACGTCATCATTTTGTTCAAATATTAATCTTACTGCTACCGCTGAAATTAATTTTCTAGTTTGTAATAACAATCTTCGTACATTAATTCTATCCAAAGCAGACTCTCTAATTTGTAGTGTTTTATTACCCCAAATAATTGGTCCCGTATCACTAAATGTAGCGATTGGGTTAAGTCTACCAACATATAAAGTGTCTCTTTCATCTAAAGTTAATTTCTTTCTTGCTTTAACCGCGTTAACTAAACCTCTTGTATAACCTGCCGATGCGAACCATGGGAAAGAAATATTATCTGTTAAAGCTATATTTCTCATAACCTCAGCCGTTGGTGGTATGTAGAGTTGTTTGTTATTTGCTGCGTCTCTAATCTGAACCCAAGGATAATAAGTTGCTGTATAGTTAGAGTCTATTAAAGAATCTTCTATATTATCTACCGCTTCATCAGGTGTTACCTGATTTGCTGGGTCAGAATTTGTTGTTACAAACATGTTATAATCTGGTGTTGTTGTTATATATAATGAATCAGCTCTATCAGTTTCTACCATATCTATAGACTCATTTACCAAACCTAAATTATCCACGTAGTCAATTCCCGGTGTTGCAAATACATTAATATCTACAGATTCTGGATTACTAAATTCATTTATACCTCTTAGGTAAGCGAAATAATCTGTATTAGCTTCCGTTGTATTAAGTTTTTTAAATGAACCATCTCCAGTTGCTGTAGGGAAATCCGCACTAGTACAAGCTCCGTTTAAGAAACCTGTAAGTCCCATTCTGTAGTCGTCAGTATTAGACCTAGTTTTTCTATAAATGTCAAATCCGTCAAAACCACCATGAGGTGCTATTGTAAATTTACGTGACCTCAATGATTTATAAGGTTCAGTACTTAAAGTAGGTTCTGTATTAAATTGTCCAGCCCCTACATCAAAAATAGGTTTATCATTTAATGTTGTAGCTGACCAGTTTAAATAAGTTCCTACACCACCTAGTACTACTGTGGCTCCAGAATCCATGTGGAATCCTTTAGTTATTACATCCCATTGTGAACCAGCAGTTCCTGTACAAATGTTTGTTGGTGGTAGATATCCTTTGAAGTCAAAGAAGTCAGCATCATATCCGGCTCCTGTACTATTAGACACACCTAAATAGACTTTACTAACTTTATCACCACCACTTCTTATTACATTATTACCAGTAGTTGAGCCATAAGGTGGGTCAAATACTACTTCACCTGGGTTTAAGTATTTTGTTTTATATATAATTTTTGGGTTTACACCACAATTACCGTATCTTCTAAATCTGTAACCCTCAAAACCAGCTGGTAAAGAACCGGTATATGTACCATCTAGTAAAGCTTCTGTTGGGTATAACATAGTATATTTGGACCTTAACTCGAATTCACCAGTAGAAGTACCTATTTTTCTACCAACGAAAGATACCTTAGTTGGGTCTAGACTACATCTAGTAAATTTCTCTAACACAACTGGATTTGCGTCAGTATCGTAGAAATCTCTTACGATTATATCAAATTCAGCTCTTTCAAACGAAAGATTAACTATAGAAACTTTATATTCTCTATTTGCTGCTGTACCATCAGATATAGAAACAAATTTAAATAATCTAAACACATCACTACCTTGTAATTCAGATACTATGTAAGGTGTTTCAGGTGTTTCCCATTGATTCATGTACCAAGCTATAGTATTTGTGTTAACCGTTTCTCTTGCTGCTGGTAAATATTGTAAACAACACTGTAACCCTCTAACTTTACCTAATTTTCTACCAATATTAAGTATTGTTGGGTAAGCCTCCTCAACAAAAACAGGTACGTCAACTTGTTTTTTATCAAAAGGACTTCTACCGAATACTCTAGGTGCAAAATTCTGAGCTGTATTAGACATAGAAGTTTCAAAAGTATAAACATTACCTTCGTCAGTTCTTGCACTAATTCCAAATGTAGCAAATGGGTCTTCAAGTACCGCTTCATAGGCTCCACTACAATCAAATTCTAAATTACCTACTGTATCAGCACTTATTGCGTAAACTGGACCACCACTACCTAGAGAACTTAAACCTCTAGACCTAAATGTTAGAATGTCCATACCATCCCACTCAGTATTAGCGGTTACTCCTTGGTAATTTATAATGTCGAAAACAGCGTATCCAGATAAAACAACAATTGTACCACCAGTACTATCCAAAGTTGTACCAGTTGCTTGTTCCATAGGTTGTCCAAGTCCTGAAGTATAACCACTTGCGTATAATTGGTATGACAATCCACTGTATGTTGTACCAGTACAACATGAAGTACTTCCCGTATATTCAAATAGTCCATAATACCAAGGGTCGTTTTCATAAGAAGTTAAGTCACTACAATTAGTTGAGAGTATGTTACTCACACTAGAACTAGTTCCTGTTGTTGAGTTTGCAAATGTAAAAGCTGATAGTGAGTCTGTTGTTAGACCGGTTGCTGTATTAGTTAAATATTCTGGTATACAACCATACTGATATATGGTTCCATCTAAGGCTACTGGTATACATGGGTCCACCCCATATGTACACCCACCAGTATCACCAGAAGATAAAGCGTCGTTAAATTGAGTATCACTACTAAGTATTATAGCGGCCTGTGCCCAATTTAAAAATGATTGATTAAATGAAGAAAGTGTTGTACCGTCATTTAATGTAATAGTTTGTCCTGTTTCTGACCAAGAACCAAAATCAATACCTGTTAACTCTGAAGGTATACTTGTCCAGAATGGTGTACTAAGAGCAGCACTTGTAAAAGCATCGGCACCAACTGTGGTACCAGAATAATAACTATCACCAGTAAGTGGTATAAAAAATGGTACTGTAGTTCCTGAAGAAGAAGTTAAAGCAGAATAAGAATGCTCAAGACCTGACGGTTCTAATTGTCCTATTGTTTGTACCGACCAAGAAGGTCCTGCATCATAACCACTAAGACCCAATACTCTTGTTACGAACAATTGATTGGATTGACTTAAATATGATTTTGCAATATACCCCAACTCATATTTAGGGATTTGAGAATCCACATATAATTCTGGTGATGTTCCACCAAATCTAGTTACAAAGTCATCATAAGATGAAATATATATTGGTTCAAAGGCTGGTCCTTTTAAAGTTTCACCAACCAAACCTAATGTTGTAACACCAACACTTTGTGCTACAAATGTTAAATCTTTCTCTGATGTATATACACCAGGAGAAACAAATACCTTATTACCGTCTGCCATTTTATATTATTTTTTAAAAAATTATTTATTTTCGTTTACTATAAATACATCAGGTAATCACAAAAGTTACGTAGTAAAAGGGGATAATTTGATTGTTGTATGAAATTATTCATACTTTTTTCATACAATACCTTATTTATTGTAAAAACCCTTACCCTATGTCTTCACAAAGTAAAAAACAAAAAATTAAAAATCTTAAGATTAGTTTAGAGTCACATAAATTACTAAAAGAATACTGTAAAAATAATGGACTAAAGATGTTTGCTTTTGTTGAACGATTAATAATTGAGAAGTGTAAACCTAAGAAGGGAATCTACATGGAATAACTACCTGACCAACCTTTCTTGTATAATTAATTTTGATGGTGCCCCTGGATTTGTTTTAGTTATTGTTATTGTTAATGTGTTACCACCTTTTACTTGAATTGGAGTATCCAAAATAACCCCATTAATACTAAATGTGATACCATCAATATTACTAGTTCTCATAACAGTAATATCATTTTTATAAACATATTGTATCGTCTTTACTGTGGTTACATCATCAAAATCAATAACAGTCCTAACCTTATCTGGATTTTCTTCACCTAAATTTTTCTTTTCTCTTTTTCTATTTTGTTCATCGAAACCATATAAAACTAAACTTCTATTAATAGCGGGTTTAACTTCAAACTCCTCTTCATCTAGTAAAAATCCTTGTAATTGAAATTGGTAACTTTGTTGGTAGTATCTTCTATCTTCCGTATCTATTTTACTTTCATCACCTATTGATTGCATAACTATTGGGATGTAGTGTCCTTTTACAAAAGTATAAGCTTGTCTAGATGTAAACTTTTGTAGTGTTATTTTATTGAACGTATTTAACTCCCTCATCCTATTACATATTATTTTTACATCATATATAATATCTACAGGTACTGGTTGGGGTATTGTGTATACGTCATATCCTTTTCTATTACCATCCCAAGTAGGTACTTTTGCATAATGAAATTGTTTTCTATCAGGTATTGTATATTGTAAAGCAGGGTTAGTACCGTATTGTACATCTGGATTTCTAACTACAACCACAAAAGGTAAATCTACATTTTTATCTGAAGTACTAAATTGCCAAGTCTGTGAAAATTCTGCCCATCTTTGTAATGTTAATATTCTATCTATAACATTTATTTTTTTACCGTTAGTTACAGTCTGTAATTCATTTTGTACAAAATCTAACATACCCCTATCCAAATCAGCGTGCAATAGAGATTTTGGTAAAAACGTACCGTCATCACTAATTAAATCGAATAATTCTTTTCTTCTATTAGGTACCTCAACACCATTATACCCTTGTGGGTAATGTGCTTGTATTGGTCCAGGTGCAATATTTAAATTCTTTTTTATTTTTTTAGGTAATGACATTATACTCCTTTAAATTCGTTTGGACTTACATAAGAACATGTTATTGTTCTATAAAAAGCCTTATACCCACCTATTGTGTGTTTATTATCTGAAGTTACTCTTCCATCATTAGTTACACTATAATACCTCATTTTATCTTCTTTTTCTGGGTAACCTATATAATCACCATAATTAATGTCGATATCTAACTCAACTAAATGTTTTAAGTAAACACCTAGTGTCATATTACCCGGTTCCAAATCTTTAACCAAACCATTAGCGTAACTATCCAATCGTGGTTCATCTATTTTAACATAAGCATTAAACTCTACTGGTGGTTTGTATCTAATTTCTTCAGGTCCCGATTCTCCATAAACATCATCTACGTCTGACAACTTTGAATCCACCCTAAATAATACCAAAGTAAAATGCATGTCACCATGTAACCACTCCATTCCCATGTTTTGCTCGAGGTCAAAATCTTCAGAACCAAAGAATTTTGATATCCTTGTAATTGGTATTTTTTTATTTGCCATATTAATGTATCCTTTTATTATAAATACAATTTGTCTTTCTTTTCTCTTTTTATTATATTTTTAATATGGAAAATTTCCCACCAGAAATTAAAGCTAAGAATTTATTAGCTGATTATAGTGGGGCCAATAACTACATTATAGGCCTTAAAAACAATATGCTTAATAGTAAAACATTTACACTTACACGTTCACAAGTAGACTATATTAATAAAAATTATGATGAAAAACCTAAAGTTGTAAGGTTGTGGATGGAAATAGACGACTATCTAGCAAAAGAATATATGTCGACAAAATTTTTACAATCCCCACCTAAGACTATTTGGATTGAAAAATTACTTAGTGAAACTGAGAAGGCTTATCATGTTTGGGGTAAAGTAATAGAATCTGATTCCCTAAACTCTTTTTGGGTACCTAAAAATCAAATTATCCCCAGAGCTAATCCTGATATTAAAGTTGATTTTAGGGAGTTTTCTCATCGTCCACCGTTTGACCACCAAAAAATAGCTATAACCAAACTAGTATCTAATAAAAAATATATCTTAGCGGATGATATGGGTTTAGGTAAAACTAGTTCTGCTATTATGGCTAGTATAAGTTGTAAGGCAAAAAAAGTATTAATTATTTGTCCAGCATCCTTAAAAGTTAATTGGAAAAGAGAAATAGAGAATTATACTAATGAAACAATCGGAATAGTAGAAGGTAAAAAATGGGTAGATGGTAAATACATTATTATAAACTACGATATACTTAAAAACTTTCACTCACTACCCAAAGACAAAGATAAGAAAAAACAAATTATGGAATCTAAATTTGATTTGGTTATTATAGACGAAGCACATTATGTTTCTAATGGTAAAGCTCAAAGAACTAAATTAGTTAATAATTTGACCACTAGGATAGATAGATTGTGGTTGTTGTCAGGTACCCCAATGACTTCTCGTCCTATGAATTACTACAATCTACTTAAGTTAGTGGGTTCAAGAGTGGCTAATAATTGGATTAACTATGTGAGAAGGTATTGTGACGGTAAACAAATTTTTAGGGGGTATAGAAAAGTTTGGCTAACTTTTGGTGCTACTAATCTAGAAGAATTACGTGATAAAACCAACGACAAAGTTTTAAGAAGATTAAAAGAAGATGTTTTAGATTTACCAGATAAAATAATAACACCAATTCATATGGAATTAAAATCCAAGACATATGAGGATGAAATGGGTGAATACTTGGACTGGCGTAGACAAAATAGAAATAGAGGTCTTTCCATCCAACTATCCAAGCTCATGAAGGTAAGACAAATAATTGCAATAGAAAAAGTTAAAGAAACTATACAACTAATAGAACAATGTTTACAACAAGATAAAAAAGTTATTGTGTTTACTAATTTCACAGAACCTTTAATGTCTCTACACGAAAAATATAAAAAGGAGTCAGTGATTCTGAATGGCACAATGAAAAAAGAGGACCGACAAGAAAGTGTAGATAGATTTCAAAACGACGATAAAGTCAAAGTTTTTATTGGTAATGTTAAGGCTGCTGGTGTAGGAATTACTTTGACCGCAGCAGAAGTTGTGATATTTAATGATTTGTCTTTTGTCCCATCCGACATGTCCCAATGTGAAGATAGAGCATTTAGAATTGGTCAGGACAAAAAAGTTTCTTGTATGTATCCTATTTATGACAACACGATAGAAAGAACTATATATGAACTGGTAAATAAGAAGAAGTCTGTAATAGATACTGTTATGGGTGATAATATTAATGAAGAAGATATTTTGGGTGAAATTTTACTAGGTTTGTAAAAACGTATACTTCCTTATATTTATATAGAAACAATTGTTATGAACAAAAAAGAATTTACTAAAAAACAACTTAAAAAACAGTTAACTGTGTTAACAGAAGAGAGAGTTGACCCGGACATCAAATCAGAATTAAAAAAAGCTTATAAAGCTTTAAAATCACTAAAATCACTATTAGTTGGTCATAAAGCTGGTGACGCTACTTTAAGCTTTACTGACTTAAAAAAGATTAAAGCCGCAGCACGTAATATAGAAGACATTTATGAAGATATGGTAGATACTGAAATGAGTGAAAAAGAAACTGAAAAAGAAAAAGAAGTTGTGAAGAAAAATGAACAATCTGAAGGTCATGGAAAAATGTATAACGCGTTAACGGGTATTAAAGAAGGTAAAGTTGTTAAAATTAGTGAAGGTACACTTAAAAAAATTGTAGAAAGAGTAATTAAAGAACAAAAATAAACATTTATACATATATTTTATTAAAGGTCCTAACTTGGGCCTTTTTTAATGCCAACTTCCAAGTATTTATATAAAAAGGATTAATTATGCCAGCAACAATAGACCCAGCAAAAAGAGATAAATTATTTACCCAAATAAGACACATGTTGGGTGCTCCTTTAAGGGGTGTGGAGTTGGAAGACGAAATGTTGGATACAGCTTTAGAAATTTCAATTTTAGACTATGGACAATATGTACAGGACTGGTTAATAGAAAATCAATGGTCTTCTGTATACGGACAAGACTTATCCGTTATATCTTTAACTAACGCTTTTTTAACTAGAGACTTAGATTTTGAAACTTCATTTACTTACGCATACTCAAAGATAGTTGGTCTACAGGCTGGAGGACCTTACCAATTAAAACAAGACTATATCACATTATCAGCTGGTACACAAATTTATGAAATACCTGCTGGAAGAGAAATAAATGAAATTATGTGGTATAGTAGAGCTGAATTAAATGAATCTTTTATTGACCCATTTCTAGGTGCTTTTGGTGGTATGGGTGGTGGTATGGGTATGGGTGGTCCTGGTGGTTTTGCTCAAATGGGTATACAAGGGTCGTACTTTTTAATGCCAGCTTTTGATATTCTTTTACGAATGCAAGATAGAAACCTTAAAAATAGACTAATCGGTGGTGATTTAAGTTATAGGATAACTGCTGGAGCTGGTGGTGTACATGGACCAAAATATTTACACCTTTATAATGTTCCAGGTGGTAGATTTGATTTTGGTGATATTATGTACAACCAGGAACGTGTTTGGTACTGGTATTACGATTCAGGTCCAGAGAATAGAGATGATTGTTTAGACGCTAATAAAGATATAGTTTTATTACCTAGTGATGTAGATTTAGAAGAAATGACCTATACTAGATTGAATCCACCGGCACAAGCCTGGGTTAGAAGGTACTTTTTTGCCAAAGCTAAAGAAATGTTAGGTAGGGTTAGAGGTAAGTTCCAAGGTAATCTAAAAACCCCAGATTCTGAGTTAACTATGGAATATTCCGATTTATTATCGGAGTCTAAAGATGAGGTAGCTAAGTTAATAGAAGAGTTAATGACTCGACTTGAGCGTTTAAGAAATGATAAAATGTTAGAAAGAAAAGCTCTAGAAGCTGAAAATTTAAATAAATCGTTAGGGTATCGACCTGTTAACCCTGGTTCTATATTCGTTATATAATATGGCTTTTTATACTAAAGTAGATTATTCAAGACAACTAAAACAACCGTCAGAAACTACGGCTAGATTTTCTGGTTCTACATTGATGGAACAAAATTTAAATGTGTATTCTGGTATTACTGGTGATGGTTCGTTTTCTGTTTATAAACCGGCTTCTTGGTATGAAGAGGGTGGAGCAGCTTGTGGTTGTAGTGCGTGTACAACTGGATATACTTTTGTTGTGGGAGCATACTCCTCAACCTCAGCTTCATGTAATGTCACAGTTACCGCATTTTCTGCTGTAACAGGTATGTCATCCGTCATAGCTCTTAACCAACCACCAATGGAGATATTGAGTGGGGCAACTAGTAATCCTGGTATTAGTGCTAGTACCTTACAGATAAATAAATTAGGTTTAGTAGATGCCAATCTAATGAGTGGTGTTGTTGATTTACAATTAGATGAAGATGGTAATGTGGTAAAAGGTGCCTCATCATCTATGAGGTATAAACAAGAATTAAGAAAAATACCAGACGAACATTATAATAAACTATTAGATTTAAATAGTTACTTTTTTAGGTACGTACAAAATGGTGTAGATAGTTTTGGTTTAATGGCTGAAGACTTACACGAATTAGGTTATAAAGAACTTGTAATATATGATGGTCAAGGAAGACCAGATAATATACAATATAAACTTTTGTCTGTGTCTCTATTGAGTTTAATACAAAACTTACACAAAAATGGTGTAGGTGTTTATGATGAAAGAAGAGAGGTTGATACTGTAACTAAAGTAATAACTGAAGATTATACAACTAATGGTGAACATTTAATAGTGGTTAATGGGGAGTGTGTATTAACACTTAACTCTAGTAAAGACACCAAAGTAAAAGTTAAATCATTAGCTAACGTAATAATAAAATCCGATATAGGTAAAATTGACGATAAATGGGACACAATAGACCTGGATGGTGATAGTTGTGTTGAGTTGGTTTTTGTTAAAGAATTATCTTGTTGGGTTATTACCAGTTCAGACGGACTCAAGAATTCCTAATTCCTCCATAAAATAATTTTCACTAGTTTCCGTATTCACCCAATAATCTTTTTCTTCCCGGGATAAAGTTAAAATTTCTTCTAAAGAGTCTTGGTCTCCAGCTTTTCGTGGTACCCCATTAATTAATTCACACTGTGTGTTGGTGTAATACTCTCTATCCTCTGGTTTTTTCTTTAATAGTGAGTCTCGGACTTCTGGTTTAAAACACACCAACAGTGGTTCTACCCTTTTATTAAATGTAGATATATATCTTGGTACATTGTACTCACCCTTCATCCCATTCTCTAAATCATTTTCAGAAATTAAATAAGAATTTAAAACAATTTCTTCTGTCCCATCTTTTTTCTTTTTTCTTTGGACATCACCATGTGACATAGCTGTACCATTGTTTACATAATAAATTGTATCACCTAAAGATACCGAAACATTATTAGCTATAACCAATTCCATATGTGCTTGTCTAGCCATTAGATTTCCAGCCTTTGTTCTTTGGGTACACCTTTTTTTGTAGGATTCTATAGTTTGTTTTACTCTAGATTTATTAGCTATCTTTGCAAGTAATATATCTCTATCGTATATTTTTTGTAAATACTCATAGTAATACTCTACAAAATCACCACCCCTACCTTCTAATAACATTCTTAAACCCTTATCAATAAAAGTTTCTAAATAACCTTGTATTTTTTTAGATTTAATTGAATTACCTGTTAATTTAACTTTTCCACTTGACATTAGTAAAGCGTAATTTTTTCTAGCTACATTAATACAAGAAGGCCATTGTCCGTCTGTATCTAATCCCATTTCTCCCCTCATAAATAAGTCGTTATATTCTGCAACATCTGCCTCACTACCTTTATACTCCTTACCTTCTTTAACTAATTCATTATTACCCAAACCAACATAAGACCTCTCTTCCACATCTAGGGGACAAGAAAAGTTAACACCATCCGTATCCATAACTAATGGGTCGTAACCTTTAGCCATAAAAAACCTAACCATTTGTCTTAAGTATTGTCTAGCTGTACAGGTTACTTTTTCACCCATATTCATATCACCCCAAGGAAAAACTTGTGGGGCAGATAAAGAACCAAACATTGAATTAATAAAAATCTTAATCGGTAGCTGTTTTCTACCGTAAGACTCAGATTTCTTTTTGTCTTTAGTGTAGTATTCTGAAGCCAAATTTTTATACATAATCCTAGTATCTCTGAAGTATTTTAACATCCCTTTCATAGCATCTGTGATATCACATTCAGGAAAAACATTATGTACTAATTGTATTGATGGGTATAGTGAACTAAAATCTAATTTCAGTACGTTGGTGGAATATCCTGTTTTTACAAGTCTTGAGAGTCCTCCAACAAAAGGTCTTTTAGAATCTTTAGCTGGGACAGCTAATCCTTTATGGTAGGACCAAGCTAACATTAACATTTTCCATAAAGTTGCGGTACCCATCGTAGACACTCTTTCATATGAAGTTGGTACCATACTAGCTAGTAAGAAGGATGCTTGGTTAAACTGACCGTCTACTTCCATGGTTTCCCATAAATCATCCATTAGGTACCTCTCAACAATTTCAGCACCCCCAACCTTTTTATAAACCTTTGGGTATTTTTTGTCTATGTCAAATAACCCCTCACCACCTACTGGTTTATATTTACCGTTTTCAACATTTAAATAAAATTCTTTATTTTCTCTGTATGTTGACGCAATTTTATCACCATCAACATAAACCCGGTTAGGTTTTTCAGAATTAGAAAATTGTGTTATGTACTTTAACCCCCAACTCTTTATTTCAGAATTAATTGTTTGTGCACGCCTAACAGAATGTGCTATATCTAATGAATTGTAACCCCAAATTTTTATTTGTTTATAATCTTCTATTTCAGCCCCTAATTTTAAAACACCATCATTAATCTTATAACCTTCATTAGGGTTCATTGTTTTAAACCTAGTGGTATCCATTTGGAGTATTTCAGCTCTTTTAAATAGCCAGTTCCAGTCGAAGTTGGATGAGTTGTATCCACCTATAATTGTAGGTCTTAACATGTCTATAGTATCAAAAAATTCATATATTGCTTCCGATTCTTCTATTTCACTTTCACCTATCTCTATAACTTTTTCAAACCCCCTATTATCTTTCATACCAATCATGAAAATTCTACCATCTTCCGGGTTTAAAGCTGTTGTTTCTAAGTCAAAAACGAATCTATGTATATCATCGTATTCTTCAAAACCCTTAAATAATCTTTTTTCTTTTTGTACTAAATACTGTTCTATAGGTGGTAGAATCATAATAGCATCTCTATTGTCACTGTCCCAAGGGTTAATTCCTCCCTGTCTAAAAAAACTTACTAGGTCCCGATATGTTTTTGTTGTTTTAATTAAATAGGTTAGACCATTATTTAATCTTTCATCGTCACCAGCGTGTAATTTTTCTATTAAAATACCATGTTTAGATATAGCCTGTTTTTGAGCTTCTTTACTACCATTGTAAAAATTTTTCTTACTTAAATCACCAACCCAACAAAAAGGAATAAAAGTATCTGTTTCAATTATCTTACCTTTTTTTGGGTCTTCCTTTATTTTATATATTTTACTACTTCTCCACCCATACTCTAATGATACAATATATTTTTCTGGGTCATTACCAAGCAAAAACGCTTGTATTTCTTCTGGGGTAGCTTTTTCTATCATATTTTTTTTATCTAATTTTTGCATGTGATTACACACAAAGATAGATAAAAAAAGTAAAGTAATCAATAAAAATTAACAAGGGGATTTAACAAATGAATCACTAATATTTATGTAAAGATTTTCTCTTATAGGTGCTATTAATTCTGTGTTGTCATCATGAAAGTATATTACAAATTGTCCCTCAAACCTACCTACTTTTTTTACATCTTTTTTTGTCCACTGATAATAGATATAGTATTCTGTTGGTGAATTTACTGATGTAGGTTCTTTAGCTACTATACCAGCTGTTCTATTTAAAACCTTAGGTATTCCTGTTTTTTCATCTTTCATTGAAAAGTATATGCTAGAATTGCTTAACTTGTCGTGGAAGTGTTGAAAGTCGTTTCTTCCGTCCTGTACAAGCTGCATTTTAAGTATTGGTTCTATTGAGTCTTTTCGTATAAAAAATTCCATTTGTTTATTATATAAATATAATTAATAGTTTAACAAGCTGATGGTGGTGGATTATTTTCTAAATTGCAGTCTACACATCCATCGTAACAATTTTTACACTCCTCACAATCTATAAGTTTATATCTTTGTTTATTTATTAAAAAATTATGATAAATCTCATCAGGGGTTAAAGGTTTTATGTAGTACATCATTTGTGAAATACCACCGATAAAAGAACCTGCAAAATTTTCCATAATTAGTCTTTGGTCTGTTTCCCCGGACCATTGTATTAGACTACTAGTATTAGATGTTAAAGCTGAACAACAACCACTAGTACACCCATCCATATCTGTAATAAGACTTTCTCTTAGTCCCATAGCACCACCACCCCAAGACATGTTGTAAGCAACACCAACCTGAGTTTGCTTATTTGTATTTAACTGTCTAGGTATTATTTCTTCATAATCTTTTACTTCGTGAACCCTTCTACCATTAACATAAAAAGTTAATGTACCCATTCTATATTCGTGTTCGTCGAACCACCGTTGTACGTTTGCTCCATGGCATGTAAAATCAAAGTAAGCCTCATCTATAAAAGAAGGATATTCATCTTTACAGGTTGGTTTTGGTTCTGAGGGTGTTTCAGGGTGACAACCAAAAGGTCCACCACCAGTCTCTACGTGTCTTCCGTATCTTTGGAATCTGTCTGTTCTAACCTTGACCAGGTCGTTTACTCCCCCATTGTTGTATATTTCACAATCTTCCATACACATGTTTCTTTTGAATACCACATCAACCTGTATCCAATTTGATGCACAGTCCCCACTACGTGTCATAAAAGCACATATAGGTTCAGAATAACTTTCTTCTATCGTATACCCACAATCAAAACTACTACCAGTATAACAATCAGAAATCACCTCCGGACCATCAATAGTGTACCCTTGCATTTCAATTTCAGTAGACATAGTTCTTCCAGTTGTTTGACACCCACCCGTATACCTAATAGTTCTATAACCAATCCTCATATCATCAGTAATTCTAAATCCAATTGCATTACTGTATACATCATATTGGGCTGTTGGTGATTTATTTTCTCCTGTCAGCTTAACTGGGTCTTCTAAACTAGTGGTGAATCCTGTTTGACCATCACATATATCAGTAACTACCCCAGTCTCCACACATTCATAACAACAACTAGTTTCACCAGTTAAAGTTTCACACTCAGAAAAAGCAGAATAAGACATATCTTCATGAAACCACTTATCTTCAGCTCTAATTCCTTTATAAAAAAAGAAACCATACTTATCTGTCCTACCTATGGTCATCCCGGACCCGTTCCACGCACTGTAATTAAAAGTGTATTCTGGACCAATTGAACTATATGTATAAGCTGTTGGGTTGGCACTACATAATGGTGTTATTACACCAGTAGCTCCCATAGTATTCTTATACCAACCACTAGTATTGTAACAATTACCGTAAACACCGTATGTTGATAAGCCATCCTCAATTAAGGGTGAATCTGGTCCATTAATATCAGTACAAATAGTATTTAATTTAAGGTAGGTTTCAAATGACCACCCACATTTAGGTCTTGTTGGTAATACCTCATAAGGATAACCATATAATTTATAAAATCCTTGATAGAAACCACCTTTTAGTTCTTGGTAGTACCCAGAATAATCTGTCTTGTTTAATATTGTTGTATCTGTATAAAATGTATTAGCCCACCACGGAAAACCATAGGCTTTTACTTGGTGCATTTTAAACCTTTTGTCATATGATTGTTTATCATATATTAATGATGGTGGTAACTCGTCAAATAAATCTATATAGTAATTTCCTGTTGAAACTTCCTTGGGATTAAGTAGTCCGTTATCTAAACCAGTCCAAAGAATATCGCTTATAGTATATCCCAAACCTGTGTAAGGACAATCACACATAGATTTTGCGTGAGGCCAACTATTATTACTTATAATAACAAAAGGTGTAAAACCACTATCAGTATAATAACTAGGTGTTAAACCTGTTGGGTATTGGTAACTACAATCTGTTATTGGTTGGGTGGAGGCTGTAGTATTTAAGTCTATCCATACAGGTAACTTTTCTCCATTATCATAATCAATTATCTTTGGAGACCAGATAACATCACTGTTAAAATCTTTTTCGTCTGAAGCTAAAAATATATCATAGTAAGAACTATAATCTAGTTTACCATCTAACCTATTAAAATAAAAGTTGTTTAAATTTTGTGTTCCCATATAATAATAAATACTATTTGATTGGTTTAGATATTTATATATAAACGTAAAAAATGAAAAGAGCTATAGCTATAGAAAAAGTATTGGGGAAACTTCGCGTAATAAAGGAAGATTTATCTACTGGTAAAGATGTTTCTTCTTTAGATTTTTTAGCGTTGTCTGAGATTTTTAAATTTAAAATAGAACCTAAATCTGATAGGTTTACAGCAACTTGTTTAGACGAGGCATCTAAAACTACTGACAAAGAAAAACATTTGGAGTTGGTTGATGATATATTAGAAACAGGTGACGAGGATAATGATAGTGAAGAAGAAGTTAATGAATTAATTGATTTTGATGGCTCAATGCAAAGTAGTAAAATACCACCTGGTACAGAAAACGTAAAATCACTAAGTTCTAAAAAAACTACAGATGATGTTGTGAAAGGAACTAGACAAGCTGGTACTTGGAGTGGTGGTGGTCATTACTTTAAAAGGTACTACGGTGAATCTATAGAGGAAAATGATTTAAGTAAGACTTTAGGTTTTGATGAAACTCAAGATATGGACGCTGAAGAAACTATAGAGTTTTTTGAAAAAGAACATGATATGGATACTGAGGAGGCTAAAGAAAGAGCTGAAAGTATGGGCAAAACAGAAAACTTAGATAAAAAGGGTGAGAACTACCAAAGACTGACAGAAAAAGAACGTTTAAAAAAAATATCTGAAGATAAAGTCAAAAAAATGTTAGAGGTTATTTTAAGTAATAAAACAAATGATGGTGAAATAAGGGAACAATTACCAACAATATCTTCTACAATAATTATTAATTTAATTAAAAAATTAGTTAAATTATTAAAAGCTGAAGGAATTAATGATGTTGATTCTATGTGTAAAAAAATAAAAGAGTACTGGGATGAATAAGGATTTGAAAAATGATAAGTATTCTATCCCGGAACCTTTATTAGAATTACTAAAGAACAATTTATCGTCTTTAGGTAAAAATGAAAAGGGTTATAATAGATGTAATACAATAGTAAATGATGGGTACATTACATATCCACAAGCTAAAAAATTAAAACACGAACTAGAGAATGATTTAGAAGGTATAGAGTATGAAACTGTAGGTGGTGAAGATATGTTAAATTTTATAAACAGTTCTTTAAACGATAGAAGAAATGGTGTCTATAAATCAAAAAAAATTAGACAAAATGCTGGTGAGGAAAATGTTTTTAAAAAATCACACACTAAAGACCAATCTAAAAACCCAACTAAAATCAGAAAAATAAAAATTGCTACAAAAAGTGATGATATAAACAATAATAGAGCTATTTATGAAGAGATAGATAGAATAAAACAACTTTTAAAATAAAAAATTATGCCAGATTACACACAAAACAAACCAGGTGAAAAATTAACAGAATTAGCTGCAAAATACAGAAATCAAAACTTAGTTAAGAATGTTTATCCAGTATCCGATAGTGATGGTTACAGTGCTAACCATCCAAATGCTTTAGCAAACGGAGACGATAAAGGTAGGGGTAACGCCAACTACTTAGACGTTTTTGGTGAGGATATAGGTACTCGTACAGATATTTTTGGTAATGGTGAAGCTAACACAGGAAGAAATAATAATTTAAAAACTAACGCTTTTAGTAAAAAGAATGAGTACAGTGCTGGAAATTTAGATTCAGGTCCTGGATTTGTTGCTTCTACTAATACACCACCAGCTTAAAATGAATTTACTTAACTCTTTAATAGACTTACTAAGTGAACAAGTTTCTAATAGTGTTATAAAAGATGCTATTACTAATAAACACACTTGTGAATTACGTTATATGGACGATGAAAAATTACCACAAGGAAGTCAAGTTAGAGTTATACAACCAGTAGCTTATGGGTATTCCAAAAAAAATAACCCAGTAGTACGAGCATACCAAACCTCTGGACCCTCTTTAAAAGTTAATGAAAAAGGTATACCTTTACCAGACTGGAGATTATTTAGGGTTGATAGGATAAAAAGTATGAAGCCTCAGAAAGGTGATGATAGTTTATTCTTGACTTTTGGTGAACCTCCACTATATAATCCTTCAGGAGATAATTCTATGGATAGAATGATGTACAACTCAAAATTTTAAAACTATGGCAAATATGACAACATTACAACAATCTTTAATAAACGCTAAAAAAGTGATGGGTAAGGTAGACGCTGGAAACTTCTCAAAAGGAAACGTTAGTTTATCACAAGCTAATCTTACTGACTCTAGTGGGTTGATGTCACAACCACCACAACAACAAATACCTCAGTCATTACCTAGTGTTGATATGGCTTCTGGGAGGCAAGACCTATCACCAAAAAAAAATTTAACCGAAGATAGGATAAACAGCTCTAGATTACCTGACGCGATTAAAAAAGCTATGATTGATAATCCTATACCGGATATCCCTTTTAATGGTGGTGGTGTTGGATTAACTGAAGAATTTTTATCTGGTGTACAAGAACAAATGTCTAAACAGGGATTAACTTCTTCAGAACAACAGGTAACTCAACAAGTACCACAACCAACCACAACAAAATCTACTAAAAAAATAACTTCTAAAAATTTAAAATCTATAATTAAAGAATCAGTAAAAGAATTACTTAATGAGACTATAGGTCTTAAGAAAGATGCTGATGAAAATTTCCAATTCAGAGTTGGTGATAAGATTTTTTATGGGAAAATAACTTCTAGTAAAACTGTTAAATAAATACCCTTAAACCCCTTTGACATATTCAATATAATACTTTATTATTGAAGTATGAAAAAATCAAAATATAAAATTCTCGTTTTACCAAGTGACAGAACAGGGGTGTCAAAGTTTAGGTCTGTAGACCCACATACTTACTTACAAAATATGTATCCAGAAGATTTTTGGGTGGATATTGTTTATGACCCACCATATCATGATGATATGTGGTGGAAACAGTATGATTTAGTACATTACCATAGAAGTATTGGTCCGGACTACGATGCCTCCAAAGCAGTAGCAAAAAGATTAACTGGATGGGGAATACCCCATGTTATGGACATTGATGACTATTGGTTACCTACTCCTGACCATCCAGCACACCACATAGTCAAAAAGAATGGTATCGATGTAAAGATACAAGAAAATATAAGACTTGCTGGATATGTTACCACAACTACTAAAGTTTTTGCTTCAGAAATATCTAGACAAAATAAAAATGTAGAGGTATTTCCTAATGCTGTAGATATGGAAGAAAAACAATACATCCCACAACCAACTAAATCAGATAAAGTTAGGATTGGTTGGTTAGGTGGTTCTTCTCACATAGAGGATTTAAATATTTTACATGGTTTAGCTGGTAGAGTACAATCAGCTAAAAAAGACAAATTCCAATTTGTTTTATGTGGTTATGACTTAAGAGGTAGTATGACTGTTTTTGATGAAAGAACTGGTAAACAAACTCAAAGACCAATAACACCTAAAGAATCTGTGTGGTATAAGTATGAAAAGTTATTTACAGATGATTACAGGATAATTGATGGGGAATATAAGGATGAACTATTAAGTTTTCAGAAGAAAGGTATTAGTGGTGATTTGGATTCTGTCTACAGAAGGGTTTGGACAAAACCAATAACTACTTACGCGTCAAACTATAACTATTTTGATGTTAGTATAGCTCCCCTAAAAGAACATATATTTAACAAGGTAAAATCACAGTTAAAAGTAATTGAAGCTGCGTTCCATAAAAAAGCTTTAATAGCTCAGGATTTTGGTCCTTATACAGTTGATTGTGTAAATGCTGTACAAAGAGGGGGAACTATCGACCCAAAAGGTAACTCTTTATTGGTTGATACACATAAAAACCACAAACAGTGGTTCCAACACGTTAAAAGATTAATAGATAATCCGTCTTTGGTTGAAGACCTTGGTGAAAAACTTCACGAAAGTATGGTACCACACTATAATCTAAAAACCGTCACAGAAAAAAGAGCTGACTGGTATAAAGAATTAATAAGAAAATCATAAAAATTAAAAAAATGGCAGAAGTAATAATTAATGACAAAGTAAAGACCCACGAAGAGGGCAAACACACTTACATTGGAAAGTATAAAGGAAAAGATTTTAAAGTTAGTATGCAAGATATGAATGACGAAAGAGAACTTGTTTACATGGAAGGTGAAGAAAATTTCACTGATGAAGATAAGGATTTTATTTTTGAACAATTAGATGATATGACTTACGTCGACACACTTGATGAGGCCGGTGACGATAAGGTATATATCGAAAACAATTATGAAACTTGGTTTGCATTTAAGTTTGAAGCTTATGGTTCTTATGGTGAACATAAGTTTATAGTAGAGGAATATAGTGATGAACATGGTGGTGACGCGACATTTGTAGAAGGTGAAGAAAATTTTAATGAAGAAGAACAAGAATTAATTTACGAAGCGGTTAACGAATATATGTAAAATGGAGACATTAATATTATTAACAGTTATAGTGGGAATATATTATTTAGGTAGGTATGCTATAGCTGAAGGTCAAAGAGTAGAAAATCATAAAAAATTTATGAAGGATTTAAATGAATGGGACAAAAAAAATAAAAATGGAAAAAAATAAATTACCAGAATGGTTTGACGGTGAAGTATACGAAGAGGGGGATAAGGTACGAAATCCTTTTTCCGGAGAAGAATATAAACTTACCGGTGAAGAATTGTCAATGTATGACTTTATAATGGGCACTCAAATGATTGTACAAATGGGTATGACCACACCTAAGATGGTCGCTGATTTACATAAAGCCTTAGAATGGTTTAGAATAAATAATAAAGAGGCTTATATGGTCTTATTAGATTAAAAAAAGAAAAATGGCAGTAGAAATTAATATTATGGAAAATGGACCTATATTGGTCAAAGGAGAAACCACAGTAACTAAAGGTGGTAAAAAAGTGACAGTTAGTGAAAATTATGCGTTGTGTAGATGTGGTAAAAGCAAGAGTCAACCAATGTGTGATGGAACACATAAATCAGAAAAATTTAAAGGATAAAAAAATATGTATTACCAAGCAATTATAGCATTTGAAACTGGAGTTATAGATAACGAAGGGAATGCGAAAGTTAAAAAATTTAAATATATCGTTGAAGCGGAATCTCTTTTTGAGGTAAATAAAAGATTAGCTTCTTATTTAGCGGAAGACACTAGGGATTCAGAAATAGTATCTATTGTGAAAGCTCCCTTCGAGGATATTCTACACCCTCAACTAACACCAAAATACTATGGATAAAAATAGTAACACCTGGAAAGAAATAATGTCTTTAGCTAAGGATAACCCAAAAAAAATGGATGACTCAGCAATTCTTAGAAGTGTGGGTCTAGATGAGGAAACTATTAAAAAAATGGAAGAAGATAGTGTGGAAGGAGCTAAAGAAAAATTAAAAATACAAGTTAATTTTGTAAACAAGTCTACTAACGAAGACCCAAAACATAAATACCTAGATGATAGTGGTATGGATTTAAGAGCTAACTTAGAGGGTGATATTATTTTAAAATCTAGTGAAATAAAATTAATACCAACTGGTTTACATTTTGAATTACCTGAAAGTATGGAAATTCAGGTTAGACCAAGAAGTGGTTTGGCTGCAAAAAATGGTATAACTGTTTTAAATACACCTGGTACGGTAGACCGTGGTTATACAGGAGAAATTAAAGTCATTTTAGTAAACCTAGGTAAAGAAGACTTCAAAATTAGTCATGGTGATAGAATTGCTCAAGCTGTAGTATCTCCAGTAATTTCTGGTAGATGGTGTAGATTAAATAAAAAAAATAAATTAAATGAAACCAACAGAAGTGATGGTGGGTTCGGTTCAACAGGAATAAATTAAAAAATGTCATTATCAGTAGTATTTAGTACAAAAAAAATAAATGAAGATTTTATAAAACTAATAAAATCAACATCAGGAGTTCATAAAATAGAAATTTTACCTTACGAAAATCCTGGTAAATATTCATTAACTGAAGTCTACAACATGGGATTAAAAGATTCCACAAATGATATTGTTTTATTTTGTCATGACGACATAAAATTTGACACAAAAAACTGGGGGAGAAAACTAATTAAACATTTTCACAAATCTGATTACGGAATATTAGGTGTTGCGGGATGTAGATTCCTACCAAAATCAGGAAAATGGTGGGAGATACCTTCAGAAATGATGGGCCAGGTCTATCATGAACACGATGGTAAAAGATGGTTATCTACATATAATCCAAGATTTGGAACGTCTATTCTACCTTCAGTTTTGGTCGATGGTTTATTTTTTGGTGTTAATAAAAATAAATTAGATACGTTTTTCGATGAGTCAGTTACTGGTTTTCATTTTTATGATTTAAATTTTTGTGTACAAAATTTTTTAAGAGGAGTTAGGGTTGGTGTTATTTCTAATATAGATATTACTCATCTTTCTATAGGTCAGACTAATCAAGAATGGGAAAAAAATAGAATTATTTTTAGTGAAAAATATACTGAAAACTTACCACTTATGGTTAGTTTAGTAATGCCAGAATTTAAACCTAAAAAAAATGACCCATTAGTTTCTATTATAATTCCAGTCTATAATTACGGAAGAACTTTAGATAGAGCTCTTATGTCGGTATTTAATCAAACACACAAAAATATAGAGATAGTCATAGTTGATGATGGTTCTACTGACGAATTTACAAAGATAAAACTTAAAAACCTAGAGATACCTAATACAAAGGTAATCTTCCAAGAAAACGGAGGTCCCTCAAAAGCACGTAATGTGGGTATTAAATCCTCTAAGGGAGAATATATATTACCTCTAGATTCAGATGACTTAATGCATCCCAATTATGTTGAGGAATGTTTAAAAGTCATAAAACAAAATAAAAATTATAGTCCTATATATTGTGATACTATACATGAGGGTCAAATGAAAGGGGTGGAGAAGAGACCGGAATGGTCTAAAGAAAGATTAGTTAATGGTCCTTTTATTGTTAATTGTTCAATGTTTAGTAGAGAAGCTTTTGATTCTATAAATGGTTATGATGAGGAATTAAAAGGATGGGAGGATTATGATATGTGGTTAAGAATGATGCAGAAGGGTTACGTTGGGAAAAGGATACCTAAACCACTATTTGTTTATTTCCATCACGAAAGTGAAGGTACTGTTTCCACCATAGCAAATAAAGACACACAATCACTCCATAAAAAAATATTACTAAAAAATAGATTAATAGAAGACCCAACTAAAAAATCCATTTATATGCCACTAGATAATAACACATTTAACTCATTTGTATAATATGGATAATCTAACAGTACTATGTTCAAACTATAATTCAGATAGGTGGATTGACGGTTATCTGGAGTCGGTAAATAACCAATTACTAGAAAATTTTACAATAATATTTGTAGACGCTAATTCTACAGACCACTCCCTAAAAACAATTAAAAATTATAAGTTTAGAGACGGGATAACTAAAAAAGTTATAGAAAATAAAACTAGAGTTACTATTTACGAAGCTTGGAATATGGCTATAGAGTCTAGTGACACTGATTTTGTAATAAATTTTAATACCGATGACAGGTTATTTCCTGGTGGATTACTAACTTTATACCAAACAATGGTACAAAACCCTGAAGTGGACATCACTTATGCTAATAGTCTGGTTTGTGGTGATGAAAAACACACAATTATAAAAGGCATACAAAATTGGCCTAACTATACTCACCAGACACTTTTAGCTAATTGTATATTTGGTCCCTTCCCTATATTAAAAAAATCCACAATAGTTAAAAATGGACTATTTAACCCAAAATATACTATTTCTGGTGATTACGAAATGTGGTTAAGATTATCTAAAAAAGGTTGTAAGTTTTTAAAATTAAATGATTATGTGGGTACTTACTACGACAATCCTAAAGGTGTCAGTTCTGACCGTTCTACATTACAAGAACATGTTAGTCAAGATACCGAAATAAGAAAACTATATAGATGAAAAAAGTAATTTGTTTTAGTTTATGGGGTGAAGACCCAAGGTATACTAAAGGAGCTATTAGAAATGTTGAATTGGCCAAACTAATATACCCTGATTGGATTTGTAGGTTTTACGTTGGTACTAGTACACCTAAAGATATAGTTGATAAGTTGAGGTTGTTTGATAATGTAGAAATTATAGATATGGGTGTTGAAGGTGATTGGACTGGGATGTTTTGGCGTTTTAGTGCCGCTGCAGACAAGAGTGTTAGTGTTATGTTATCTAGAGATACTGATAGTAGGTTAACTTTAAGAGAAAAGTATGCTGTAGAGGAGTGGTTAGATAGCGATTTTGACTTTCATATTATGAGAGACCACCCTTATCATTCTACAGAAATTTTAGGTGGTATGTGGGGTGTCAAAGCAAACGTTTTAACTAATATGAATGAGTTAATATCCGATTATGTAAAAGGTGATTTTTGGCAAGTAGACCAAAACTTTCTAAGAGAAAAAATTTGGCCTTTAGTTAGTCAAAACTCATTTACTCATGACGAATTTTTTAGTCATGTTTTTGGTCCATCTAAACCTTATAAATTTAAAAGAGACCCAAAACATTTTATAGGTCAAGCTTATGATGGGGATGATAAAATATTAGATGATGATGCATATTTTACTGATTATGTATACATTAATCTATACAATATAATATAGAACTATGAGAGTACACGCTAATGTAATGACAAAAAATGAGGAGTTATTGTTAACTGAATTATTACCTATATGGGTTAATTATCCTATAGAAAAATTCGTGTTCTATAATGATAATTCAACCGACGATACGGTTAATACTATAAAAAATCATTTAGGTGATAGAGCTGTCATTATTAATGATGGGTTAGAAGAATTTAATGAGTCTCATAATAGGTCTAGAATGTTAGAGTATAGTAGAGAAAATGGTGCTACACATGTTATTGCTATGGATTGTGATGAATTATTATCGGATAACCTAGTCAATAACTTTACCGATGTTATTAACAGTTATGAAACGGAGGATACTTACCTATATTGGTACAATGTTGTTAACAATACTTTAGGGGAGACTAGGAATGACCCGTCTTATGTAAGTAATCACCGTAGTTTTATCTTACCACTTAAGTACACTGGTAAATTTAATTTAGCTTTATGGAAGTATCATACTCCGAGGACACCACAGGTAAGTCTACGAAAAAAATACACTAAAGATTATGGTGTAATTCATCTACAATCAATTAATACTAGGTTTTATGCTTTAAAACAATTATGGTACAAACATTATGAATATGTTAAATACAACCACCCAGTTACATTTATAAACCAAAGATATGACCCTGTAGTTAACAATTTAGATTTTATGTCAATTAAAACACCTGAAAAAATATTAGGGGGTATTAAATTTGATTACACTGTGTATGATAAAATGTGTGAACACAAAGGTTATTTAAAGTTTATAAAAGAAAATTATAATAAGGACCTTATCACGTTTGGTTCTCAATTTTTAGATTAAAATATTTACGAATATAAAAATAATATATATATTTTAGTATGGACCATCATGACGAACTAAACTTCAAGGAAATTGCTAAAGTTATAAAGAACAATAGTGTTGTTGTAGATGTCGGAGCACATATAGGTACTTACTGTAATTTTTTTTTAGAAACATTAGATGATTCTGGTAAGGTATACGTTTTAGAAGTACATCCGGTCAACTTTAATAGATTGTATAAAAAATACAACTTATCAGATAATGTAGTTTTACTTAATAAAGCTGCTTCTAACATTGATGGTGTTGAACCTGTGTATCACGACGGCACGATGTCACATACGCACACAACTAACATAATTGGTAAAAATAGCAATGGTGAACCAATAGATAATTTTAAAATTGGTTCTGTGTCTAGTATTAGATTAGATACATTACTAATAAATGAAACTACTATAGATTTAATAAAAATTGATGTTGAGGGTGCTGAGATAAAAGTTTTAGAGGGTCTATCTAAAATACATAGTAGGATTAAAAATATAATTATAGAGTGTCATTTTGATGATGACTGGGATAAGATAAAAGACTTATTGATTAACCGATATAATTTTTTGTGTTATGATTTAAGTAATAAAAATAATATAACTATTAATACTGATGAGAGAGCTTATCAGTGTCTATGTAAAAAAATAATTTGACATGCAAAAAGTAGTTGTTACGGGAGGAGCTGGATTTATAGGTTCACATTTAGTAGATGAATTAATATCTAAAGGTGTGTCAGTTATTGTGATTGATAACCTATCTTCTGGGAAAAAAGAAAACCTGAACCCAAAAGCGGTACACGTAAATATTGACTTGAGTACTATGAATATCAATAAGTTTCATTGGGAGTTATACCCTATGAAGTTTTTTAAGAATGTGGATACGGTATTTCATTTGGCCGCTACACCACAAGTACAATATTCAATAGAAAATCCCACAGACAATAATAATGTAGATTCTTTAATTAATACTTTAGATTTAAGTAGAATTATAGGGGCAAAAAGATTTGTATTTAGTAGTAGTTCCGCTGTTTATGGTAATCCTACTTATACACCTATAGATGAAAACCACCCAATAAACCCATTAAGTCCTTATGCTCTACATAAATTGGTTGGTGAACAATACTGTAAGTTATACTCAAATCTATACAATTTAGATACTGTGTGTTTAAGGTATTTTAATGCGTATGGTAATAGAATGTCTAGTAAGGGGGCTTATCGAAGTGTAATATCTGTTTTTATAGAACAAAGTGAAAAAAATCAACCACTTAATATTGTGAACGATGGTGAACAAAAAAGAGATTTTGTACATGTAACCGATATTATTAAAGCAAATATTTTGTGTGCGGAGTCAACAAAAAATCTAAACGGTGAAATATTCAACGTAGGTACAGGTAAAGCTTTTACTGTTAATCAGATAGCTGATATGTTTGGTGGTGATAAAAAATATGGTGAGACTAGAATTGAACCTAAGGATTCTGTGGCTGAAAATGCAAAAATAGTTTTAGATTTGGATTGGTCACCTGAAGGGGATTTAAATAAATGGATTAAAAAAACTTTAAAAAATGAAAAATAGGACACTATCTTTATGTATAACATGTTATGATGGTGATTATCATTTATTAGATAGTTTGTTAAATGAAGTTAAAAAACAAACTGTAGCTCCTGATGAATTAATAATATCTTCTAGTGGTATGGAAGAAGAAACACTATTGGATATTGACACTGTATTAATTTCTGGTAAGGAGGTCCCAGTAATTTCGGTTAATTCTACAGAAAGGCATTCTGAAGGACAAGCTAGAAATGAGGGGGCAGAAAAATCAAACATGGAAGTAGTTCAATTCTTTGACGTGGACGATATACCACACCCACAGAGAATAGAAATTACTAAAGAAATTTTTAACGATTACGATTGTGATGCCCTAGTACATAGTTACCAAACAGATAGTAAAAAATTTAATGATTTAAGTTTTGAGACTAATAAGGTTTTTAAGTGTTGGTGGAATCCAGATAATGGTTTGGGTGGTGGACAGCTTCGTGCAAACGAAGAATGTAATATAGCACATGGACCTATAACAATAAAAAAATATATTTCAGAAAATGTAAAATATCAGTATGATAGAAGAGCTGCTGATTGTAAATTTGCTGGTGAATTAATGAAAAAAGAATATAATGTATTTTACTACGACGAAATATTAATGAATTATAATTTATAAGATGAAAAACTACACTACGTACTGTTGGTGGACTGGTGATAACGAACTATCAGAAAATAGAAAAAGGTCCTTAGAATCAATGAAAATAGCCCCTGGAGGTAATATCGTGTTTATAGATAAGAATAATTTAAAAAATTATATCTTAACAGATTATCCATTACATGAAGGATACCAATATCTTTCACCAATACAAAAAGGGGATTATTTAAAATGTTATTTTATGCATCACTATGGTGGTGGGTATAGTGATATTAAACAAACATCCAAACCTTGGACTGAATACTTTGACAGATTAAATAAAGACGAAAATCTGTATGCTATAGGTTATGCTGAAAGAGAACCAAATCATGCAGCTTGTCTAGAAGACTGTAGGTTAGACCCAAAAAAATCAATAAAGTGTAGAGAATACACACTTAGTAAAGATGGTAGTTCTTGGACATCACAACATTTAAGAGATAACTGGACTAAATTAATCGGGTGTGGTTTAATGATTTGTAAAAAAGACACTCCTTTTACTCGTGATTGGTGGAATGCGTTAAATGAAAAGATGGATGGGTATTTAGAAGAATTAAAAAAATATCCATTTCAATGGCCTAGAGATTCCCATAACCACATAAACCCAAATACGGGAGAAAAATCTAAATACCCAATACCTTGGGCAGTACTACACGGACATGTATACCACCCATTAACTTTAAAATACCATAAAAATATAGACCAGGATTTAACCTACCCTGTAATGAGCAATTACCAATAACTATGAGTTCACATTCACACTGGTCCACGGCGACAGATAAAATTTTTATTAAAAAAATATACGATAACATAGGGTCATACATCAATCAAGGAACCATCCTAGATTTAGGTGTTGAGGATTATAATTTTGATTGTAATAAGTTCATCAAAAATGACTCTGTTGAATATTGGCAATTAGAACCTAATAGAATTTGTACAAATAATGATGGATTTTTCCATTGTACTTTACAAGAATGTTTGGAAAAATATCCTGGTAATGAAAATAAATTTGATTGTATATTAGATTTTGGGGTATTGGGTTGGAATGGGATTAGATTCTCTCAAGAAGAACAAAAAAAATATATCGACACTATACTTAAATTGTTAAAACCCGGTGGTTTGTATATTTTACATGGGGATAGGGTTGAAGAGGATTTGGAATATAAAATTAATGTGGATGAGTTTGTATTTCCTAATTTTGAATTGGTTCCCGTTATGGGGTTTAATTCTCACGAAGTTGTGGAATGTCCTAGATGGGGTACAGTATGGGACATTAGATTTTTAAAAAAGAAATGAGATATAAAAATACAAATAAATTAATGGTTGTGGCTCATGCAGATGATGAATTGATTTGGGCTGGTGAAAAACTATTAAAAGAAAAAGGTCAATGGGATATACTTTGTGTAGTAACACCAGACCACCAAAGTAAATTTAGAATACCAATGTTTTTAGAAAATGTTAGTGATTATCTAGAATGCAACACAACAATGTTAGATTTTATAGATACGGGTTGGAGGTCTAATGACCAGGCCAATCCTATTAACGGTGATATATTTACACCGATACAAGAGAAGATAAATAGTAAAGAATGGTCTATGATTTTAACTCACGGTGAATCTGGTGAATATGGTCATTATCATCATGTACAAGTACATGAAGCAGTAAAATCTATATTAGAGAATAAAGGTATTGTAGATAAGTTATTTGTGTTTAACCCCATAAAACACCCAACCCCTTTAACTTTATCCAAAGAAAAATTATCTTTATTTGAGAACACTTACGATTTAGAACATAACCTACCTATTGGTCACCCAACAAAATGGATACATGGTTGGAATACTAATATGGGTTGGGAAGAAAAAATAATAAAATATAAAAATGAATAACAGTATGAAAAGTGAATTGTGTATACATCACCATTTAGGTTTAGGTGACCATTTTGATATGAATGGGATGGTAAGAAATTATTTAAAAGAATATGATAAAATACATATTTTTTCTAAGTCTAACTATTTTAAAATGATTGATTACATGTATAGAGATGAAGAAAATATTTTGGTGGTAGAAATTCCCGGTGGACCCCAAGAGGTTATGCAAGCGGAGGAATATTATAAAAATAGTACATGTGATAAATTTTTAAGGATTGGGTTCGAGAACTATCCTTTTGGCCAAGAAGAATTATATGATAAAAATTGTTGGGAATTTTTTTATGAACAAGTAAATGTACCATATTATGTTAGAACAAGTATGTTCCATGTCGAACGTGATGAAGTAGGTGAAAATCAGTTAATGGATAAACTAAACCCAAAAAAAGAAAAATTTATTTTTGTACATGACGATAAGTCTAGGGGTTTTGAGGTTAATCGTAGTCATTTTTTAGATAGAGATTTATTGGTATTAGAGAATGATGTTAGTGAAAATATTTTTCATTTTATAAAATTAATAGAGGAAGCAGAAGAAATACATTGTATGGAGAGTTCTATGAAATCATTAATAGATTTATACGCTAAAACAGATAAGATATTTTACCATGATTTTAGAAATCAACCTATTGGTAAATTGACAAATAAAAAATGGAACGTAATTAAATATGGTTAATTTAATAAATTATAATTTCATGACTAAACCCGCTATCCATTGTATAGATGAGTCAGATGAATTTTACAGGTCATGTGGTGTAAGTAGGGGTAACAAAAATGGTTTTGATATAAATAATTTAAAAGATGGTGATATAATATTTGTGAAAACCGATTATATTCATAGTGGTTTATTTCAAAAACAAGTATTACCGTTAATAAAAACCAAATTTATTTTAATTACTGGAGTATCTTCTTTTTCTGTTGACGAGGGGGATAGCTCATATCTAAGTATATTAGATAATACAAATCTAATTAAATGGTTTTGTACTAACCCACCTAGTGACTATAATGAAAAAATACTTTGGTTACCTATAGGGTTTGAGGAACCTGAAAGAGAGGGGGGTGATGTAGAAATATTGAATAATTTTTACAATAACCAAATTCCTTGGGGTGATAAGGAAAATAAAATATATATACCTTATCACTCGAATACGTTTAAAGATAGAAATACAATAATATCTAACCTGTCGAAAGAAGATTTTGTGGTGGTGGAACCAAATAGATTATCTTTTAATGATTATTTGAGTAAAATGAGTGAATACAAATACGTTTTATCTCTTCGTGGTGCTGGTTGGGATTGTCATCGTCACTACGAATCCATTTTAGTGGGGTCAGTACCTATAATGGAAGATGGTCCGATACTAAAATCTTTTAAAAATAAAAATTTACCGGTAATTGATATTTTGGATATTAATAGTAAAATATTTAATTATTCTTTTGATTTTTTATATAGTAGAGATTTCTTGACTATGGACTATCATTTTAATAAAATTAAAAATATAAAATAATAATAATATGATAGATATATCTTTCGATAAAAACCCAGTCCTTTACAGAGACTTTGAAGCTTGTCAAAATATGTTAGGTAATATAAAGGATGAAGATTATTCTTATCCTGATAATGTAACTTTATTCCATATTTACACTGAATTTAGAACCGATAAGGAAGTGGAGTGCTTAAAGTCTTTTTTAGCCACACAAAACCTAGATAAATGTAAGTTAATAATATGGTCAGATTATGATATAAATGATAATCCACTAATTCAACCGTATAAAAAATACTTGGATTTAAGACTTTGGGATGCTAAAGAAGAAGCAAAAGGTACTATTTTAGAAGGCATACCACATCTAGATGCTATGGATGATAAACATTATTTACAAAGTGACCTTTTAAGAATCTTGGTTCTTTATAAGTATGGTGGTGTTTGGGTTGATATGGATATTATATTTTTAAGAGATTTTAAACCAATCCTTAACCAAGAGTACATGTATCAATGGGGCGGAGATACTGACTTTGCTTCACAAGGAGCTTGTGCTACTGTATTATCAGGATTCAAAGAAAGTGAATTTATGTTTAAATTACTAGAAGGTATTGTTGAGTCTAGAATTATACCGGCCACTACTATATGGGGTAAAGATTTATTTGCGACTCTATGGAAAAAATGGCCTAATTTTACAATTTTTCCATCACCATTTTTTAATACGGAATGGTTAATAAGTAAAAAAGATGTTAAATTAAGTGAGGATGTTGAGAGTGGTTGGTTTTTAAATAATGGTGTTGGGGATAAGTACCTATTTTTAGAGTCTTTCGCTTGGCATTGGCATAACTCTAGTAAAAAACATTTACCTATTGAAGTTGGGTCCAAGTTTTATGCTTTACAACAATTAACTGATAAAAAACTAAAAGAAAAAGGAATATTATGAAAATAGAAGTTTCGATAGGTGAAGTGGTTGATAAGATTACTATCTTACAAATTAAAAAAGAAAAAATATCTGACAAGTTAAAGTTGGAGCATGTAGAAAAAGAATTAATGATTCTTGAATCTACACTAAGAACCTCTGAAGTTGCGGTACCAGAAAAATTAGTACAAAAACTTAAAGATGTTAATTTAAAATTATGGGACGCAGAAGACGTTATAAGAGATAGAGAAAATAGAGATTTGTTTGATGAGGAGTTTATAAAATGTGCTAGATTAGATGCTAAATTAAATGATGAAAGATTTTTAGTTAAAAATGAAATAAATAACGTGTGTATGTCTAATATTAAAGAACAAAAATCATATGAGGGACTTTATTCCGCAAATTGAACCTTGGATAGATGATAATGAACTAAAACATTTAAAAAGAGTTATAGATTCTACTTACGTGGTAGAACACGAACTAACTAAAGAGTTCGAAAACATCGTAAAAAATCATACCGGTTCTAAACATGCTATTGCTATGACAAATGGTACAATGGCTCTTTATTCTTGTTTACTATCATTAGGTCTTAAACCAGGAGACGAAGTTATAGTACCTAATTTAACTTTTATAGCTAGTTCTAACGCCGTTTTAATGGCAAATGGCACACCTGTACTGTGTGAGGTATCTAAAGATACTTTATGTTTAGACCCCGAAGAGTTAAAAAAATGTATCACAGAAAAAACTAAAGTTATAATGCCTGTTCACTTATATGGACAAAGTGCTGATATGAATAAAATCATGAAGATAGCGAAGGAACATAACTTAAAGGTTTTAGAAGATGCTGCACAAGGTGTTGGTGTTTTTCTTAACGACAAGCATGTTGGGACTTTTGGGGATTGTGGTATATTATCATATTATGGTAATAAAACAATTACTTGTGGTGAAGGTGGTATTGTTTTAACAGACAATGATGAAATAGCAAAAAAATGTTATAGATTAAAAAACCATGGTAGAGACAGAAAAGGCATATTCGAACACGAACATATAGGTTACAATTTTTCTTTTACAGAAATGCAAGCAGCTGTAGGTATATCACAAATGGAAAAATTAGATAGGATTGTAGAAAAGAAAAATATTTGTCATGAAAAATATAAAAATGAACTTACTGGGGTTGGGGACTTACACTTTTTTGATTTTAATGAGTCTATTAGACCGGTTCATTGGTTTACGTCTGTATTAACTAGTTACAAAACAGAACTCTCTGACTATCTTTTAGAGAAAGGGATACAAACTAGATTTTTCTTTTACCCTTTAAACTTACAACCTTGTTATAAAGGTGTCATAGATATTAGTGGCCCTTTTGTTGTGAGTGAAGAAATGTATAAAAAGGGTTTATCATTACCTTCTAGTTATAACTTAAGTATTGATGAACAAGATTATATTATAAAAACTATTAAAAATTTTTTTAAAAATAATGAATATACCGTTAGTTAAAAATACAATAAATAAAGAAGATATAGATAGGTTAATAGAGTGGTTAAAAACATACCCTAGATTAACTAAAGGTAATTTAACAATAGAGTTTGAACGTCTGTGGTCTAAATTTATGGGTGTAAAACACTCTATATTTGTTAATTCGGGTTCTTCCGCTAATTTAATTATGGTTTATTCTTTAATCGAAGCTGGTATTTTAAAGATAGGTGATGATATTATAATACCCTCACTATCTTGGTCTACAAGTTTGGCTCCAGCTATACAATTTGGTCTTAACCCTATTTTATGTGATTGTAATAAAGAAGACTTATCTGTTGATTTAACCCACCTAGAAAATTTAATTAAGGAAAGAAAACCAAAATGTATGATGATTGTACCAATACTAGGGTTGGTTCCACAAATGGATAAGATAATGGATATGTGTGAAAAATATAATATTATTTTAATAGAGGATGCTTGTGAATCTTTAGGGTCAAAATTTAATGGTAAAAAATTAGGTTCTTTTGGTTTGATGTCCACATTCTCAACCTACTTTGGTCATCATATATCAACTATTGAAGGTGGTATGGTGTGTACAAATGATGATAAGTTCGCTAATCTATTAAAGTCTCTTAGGAGTCATGGTTGGGATAGGGATATGGATGTAGAAACACAAGATGAGTTACGTAAAAAATATAACGTGGACGAATTTAATTCTCAATACACTTTTTATCATACAGGATTTAATCTAAGGTCAACCGACCTACAAGCTTTTCTTGGTATTGGCCAATTAGAAAAATTACCTATGGTGGTAAAAAATAGAAACGAAAACTTCAAATTATACTATGAACTTCTTGATGATTCTTTTTGGAAACCAGAACTTAGGGTCTCTGATTATATTTCTAATTTTGCTTTCCCTATAATACATAAAAACAGAAATACAATAGTGAAAGTTTTAAATGAAAATAATATAGAAAATAGACCTTTATTAGCTGGTTCTCTAGGTAAACAACCATATTGGTTTAATAAGTTTGATGTGACAACACTTCCCAATGTGGACGATATAGATGAGTATGGGTTATACCTACCAAATAATCATGAGATGACCGTAGATGAGATAAAAAAGATTTGTGAAGTTTTAAACTCAACCGTGTAATGAACACAGAATTTATTCCACAAGACCTATACGATAATATTATAGATTTAATGCCTATAATTTGTGTTGATGGAATTATACAAACAGAAAATGGTATTTTATTATTATTAAGGGATAACGAACCGGAAAAAAATAAATGGTGGTTTCCTGGTGGAAGACTTTTAAAAGGTGAAAAACTAGAAGAGGGTATAGTTAGAAAAGTAAAAGAAGAAACAGGTCTAACATGTGAAGTTATAGAAATGGTAGATATCACACAAACAGATTTTAAGACGGGACCTAGTGGAATTCCCGTCCATACTATTAATGTATGTTTTACTTTAAAAATAAAAAATGGTAAATTATCGTTAAATAACGAACACAAAAAATGGGGATGGTTTATGGAAGCTCCTGAAGATTCTCATTTAGTAATAAAAGATATTTTTAAAAAAATAAATAAATGAAAACAGCACTAATAACCGGAATAAATGGCCAAGACGGTTCTTACCTATCAGAATTATTATTAGAAAAAGGATATGAGGTTTGGGGTGTCCTAAAAAGAAATTCTGTAGCTGAAAATCAAACAGCTAGGATACCTGATAACATATTTAAAAAACTAAATTTGGTCTATGGTGACCTTACGGACTTGTCTTCTATAATTAGTGTTATACAAAAATGTAAACCTGACGAAATTTACAATTTAGCTGCTCAATCACATGTAAGAATTAGTTTTGACCAACCAATATACACTTCACAAGTAACCGGACTAGGTACTTTAAATGTGTTGGAGGCTGTGAGACTAACAAACAAAGAAATTAAAATATATCAGGCAAGTTCATCTGAAATGTTTGGTAATAATATAGATGAAGATGGGTTTCAAAGAGAGACGACACCTATGAATCCAGTATCACCTTATGGTTGTGCAAAAGTATTTTCTTATAATATTTGTAGAAATTACAGAAATTCTTATAAAATGTTTATTTCTAATGGAATATTGTTTAATCACGAATCACCAAGAAGAGGTATTAACTTTGTAACTAATAAAGTTGCTAAAGAAGCTGTAAAAATAAAATTAGGGTTGTCTAACGAACTAAAATTAGGTAATTTAGAAGCTAGTAGAGATTGGGGACACGCAAAAGATTATGTAGAAGGTATGTGGTTAATGTTACAACACGATAAACCAGAAGATTTTGTTTGTTCTACTGGAATATCACACACAGTTAAAGATTTAGTTGGGTATGTTTTTTCATCTTTAGAATTAGATTGGGAAAAATATGTTGTTATTGATGATAAATATTTAAGACCAGAAGAGTTAAAACACCTGAAAGGTGATTGTTCAAAAATAAAAAAAGTTTTGTCCTGGAAACCTAAATATAGTTTCGAAGATATGATGGATGAAATGATTGAATATTGGTTGGAGTACTATGAAAAATAGTTTAGAAATATTAGATGTTGGTGAGGTACATGTATCTAGACCTAAATTACTAGTTACTGGTGGTAACGGTTTGGTTGGTTCTACAATAGATTGTGACTTAAGAATTGGTAGTGAATTTGATTTGCGGGACCCTAAAGTTTGTGACGATTTATTCTTTAACACTAAACCACTAAACGTAATTCATTGTGCTGGAAAAGTTGGTGGTTTAGGTGGTAATATGAATTTTAAAGGAGAATTTTTTTATGATAACATAATGATTAACACTAATGTTATAGAATCTTGTAGAAAGTATGGTGTTAAGAAATTAGTTTCGTTCTTATCTACTTGTGTTTTCCCCGCAGACGTTACATACCCACTAACTGAAAAAAAGATTCATCTAGGTGAACCTCACACATCAAACTACCCCTATGCTTATGCTAAAAGAATGGCCGATATACAATTAAAAGCTTATAGAGAACAATATGGTTTAAATTACGTATCAGTAATACCTACAAATATATATGGGCCTAAAGATAACTTTAACTTAGAAAATGGTCATGTCATCCCGTCTTTAATACATAAATGTTATTTGGCCAAAAAGACTGGTGGTGATTTTAAAGTTTGGGGTTCTGGTAAACCTCTTAGAGAGTTTATATACTCTGAAGATATAGGTAGATTAACAGAATGGATTTTAGAAAATTACAATGAGGAGGAACCTATCATATTATCAACCTCTGAAGAAGTATCAATTAAAACAGTAGTAGAGTTAATTGTAAAATATATGGACTTTAGAGGTAATGTGGTGTGGCAAGATGACAAACCTGATGGACAATTTAGAAAACCTAGTGATAACAGTAAGTTATTATCTTACTTACCTGATTTTAAATTTACTAGCATAGAAAAGGGTTTAGAGAAAACAATTAACTGGTTTATAAATAATTATGAATCATCTAGAAAATAAAAATTTTAAATATTAATAATGGGAAGAAGAAGTAAAAGATTAAGTAAAGAGGAACAAATGGAGGTAGAAGAATGGATTTATCAGAATAATACCGAAGAAAAAAGACTTTCGGACACTATGACGATAAGTGTTAAATGTAAAACAGAAAACCAAAAAGCTTTAGTAAATGCTATAAAAGAAAAAGAAGTGGTTATTTGTTCAGGACCTGCTGGTACTGGTAAAACTTATTTAGCGTGTGCTGAAGCACTAAAACTAATCAAACGTTATGCTAAGTACAAAAAAATTGTAATTGTAAAATCTGTGACTACCCTTAAAAATGAAGAGATTGGATTTTTAAAAGGTGGTTTAAGAGAAAAAATGGAACCTTTTATGTTTTCATTTGTACATAACTTTGAGAAGTTGGTGGGACAAACTATTACCTCTAGACTTAGGGAGTTAAAAACTATAGAAGAGTTACCTATTGCTTATATGAGAGGAATCAACCTAGATAGGTCGATTATTATTATAGATGAAGCACAAAATATTTCTCAAGAAAATATAAGAACTATTATGACCCGTTTAGGTAAAGACTCTAAAATGATATTTTTAGGTGACGAAAGACAACAAGACTCCAAAGGGGGTAATGGATTAACCTTTTTAATGGACCATTTTCAACACATAGATGAAATTGGTTGTATACAATTTAATAAATCAGATGTGGTTAGAAATCCATTAATAGCAAAAATAGAAAGAGTATTTGATTCTTTACAAAAGAATGGAAAGTAATTAGGTTTAAATATGAAAATTAGTATAAATATAAATGGTGTGTTAAGGAATGTCCTTTTAAAGTTTGAGGAGGTTTATGAAAAATACGAGGATAGAGAAGTTAAATCTGAAGTAGTGACACCAAATCTTATGGAATACACACATTTTAAAAATGAGGATGAATTATACAATTTTTTATATGAAGAAGCACCCATGGAAATATTCGGCCAATCTAAGGAAATTGAAAATGGGGTTATTTCTCATTTGGTGGAATTGTACAAACAACTTCCTGTTGATTATAAGTTGAGGATTGTTAGTGACGACCTAGGTAGGGGTAAATCAGCAACTTTATGGTTTTTGGCTAAGTATGGTTTAGTTTGTGATGAAATTATATTTTATGATACGGAAAGTTTGGGGGATATGTGGAAGGGTACAGATTTATTTATAACTAGTGATATTGATGTTATAGAATCTAAGCCGTCAAATAAAAAGTTAATAATTATTGACCAAAACTATAATACTTCATATGATTGTGATTTAAGAATAAATAATCTAAAAGAGTTAGACTCATTAAATGTCGAAAATATATGGCAAATAAAAGAAATACAATAACTAATTTAAAACTTAATATAGGTAATGAAAATCTATATTTAGATATAGACGAATTATTAAATAATGTGGATATGCTTACACTAACTGAAGATGGTAAAGAAAAATTAGAACTTAATTTACCTAAGTTTGAGTTTTTTAAATTAATGTTAGATACTGTTTGTAATACAGTAGATGATATAGATGATACTTTAGGTGTCATATCACTAAATAAATTACCTGTCTCCTCCAAGATAGCTATAAACACCCTAATAAAATATAACATAATAAAAAAATTATAAATAACTATGGAACAACAATTGACTCAATTACAAAACGGTCTAGAAAGAATTAAGAATAAAGAATCTAAAATTTACTTTCTAACACAAGATACTGGTGGTGCGGCCTCTGCATCTGTCGCGACCACATATCAGTATGTAAAATATTTAAGAGAAGCAGGATATCAAGCAGAAATCTTATATGAGAAGAAAGATTATAAAGGTGTGTCTGAATGGTTAGACACAGAATATAGTGAATTACCACACGCAAACATAGAGGAAGGTCAACTAAAGGTTGGTCCGGCTGATATAGTTGTGGTACCAGAATTATATGGTCACGTATTAGAGCAAATAGTAAATATGCCATGTACTAAGATAGTTTTTAGTCAAGCCTATGATTATATTTTAGAAACTTTAAATCCTGGATTTGGTTGGTCTAATTATGGTGTTACAAAATGTATCACTACTTCTGAGGCTCAAAAAGAATACATCAAAAAATTATTTCCGACGATAGAATCCACAGTAATCAAACCATCTATACCGGAATACTTTAAAAGTGGTGAAAAACCAAAAAAACCTACGATTGCAGTACATACTAGAGAACAAAGAGACACTATGAAAATAATTAAATCATTTTATTTACAAAACCCACAATTCAAATGGATTACATTTAGAGATATGAGAGGTTTATCTAGAAAAGAATTCGCTAAAACATTAAGTGAATCATGTGCATCTATTTGGGTTGATAGGATTTCAAGTTTCGGTACTTTTCCATTGGAGTCTATGAGATGTGGTACTCCTTGTATTGGTACGTTACCTGTGATGAAACCTGATTGGTTAACTGAAGGTAATGGTATTTGGGTATTTGATGAATCAAAAATAGTAGAGATAACTTCTGGTTTTCTAAAGAATTGGTTGGAGGATTCTGTACCTGAAACATTATACAGTAAAATGAAAGAAACTTCTTCTGATTTTTTAGAGGGTAGTGAACGTAAAGAAGTACTAGATTATTTTCAGTCATTATTTAATGAGAAAATTACTGAATTTGAATCTTCAATAAATAAACTTACACCGGTAGGTGAAAATTCTTAAAAAATACAAAAATGAATAGCAAAGACATCACAATTATACTTCCCGTACATGATGTATCGGATGATTTTAACAACTGGTTCCCTAAATCACTTAAGAGTTTGGAACAGTCACAAGTAAAACCAGGTAAACTATTAATAGTTTGTGCTGAGGATAAAGAAATAAAAGAATATATGGATAACCTTGAAAACACTACAGGTGTAGAAACAAAAATTATTTATAACGATAAAGATACAACTTATTGTGGGCAAATAAATTTGGGGGTATCTAAATGTGAGACAGAATTATTTTCTATATTAGAATATGATGATGAGTATTCCAACATATGGTTTAAACAATTTGATTTATACGCTCCGCATTACAAAGATGTTGACGTATTTCTACCTTTAGTTGTTGATACTGACCAGGTAGGTCAATTCCTAGGTTTTACAAATGAAGCTTTATGGGCCATGGGATTCTCAGAAGATATGGGTTATCTAGATAACAATACACTACTAAAATACCAAAATTTCCAAGTTAGTGGTATGGTAATGAAAAAAGATAAATTCGAAAGTATCGGTGGTTTTAAATCTTCTATGAAACTTACATTCAATTACGAGTTTTTATTACGTGCGACCTACAATGACACTGTAATTATGACTATACCAAAAGTGGGTTATAAACACGTAAATCAAAGGGATAAATCTCTATTCTGGAAATATAAATTTGACGATAGTTTAAAAATTGGACCAGACGAAGCTAAGTTTTGGGTGGATACCGCAAAAAAAGAATATTTTTTCACTAAAGACAGACAGGTTGAATTTGAGGGATAATGGGAAGAAAACCACTTACTAAACAGTATTTTGGACCGGAACAGGAATTTGCTGTGAGAGTTTTTCTTACGGCAACTACCTGGGATGAAAAAAATAAAGTTTATAACGATTCTCTTCGTGACCCACTAATAAAAATGATAGAAAGTATCATAAGACGTTATAGGTTATATAGGCCAGGTATGGAGTTTACGGATATTCATACAGATACTTTGTCATTTTTAGTTACAAAAATGGAAAAATTTAAACCAGCTAAAGGAAAAAAAGCTTATTCTTATTTCGGTACCATATGTAAAAATTATTTAATGGGTCAGATAATGAAAGATAATAGAGATAGGAATAGAAAAATTTCATATGAGGATATATCTGGTAGTATGGAACAAAATGAAAAGTATTCCTATACAATGTTTAACGATGACCAACTACCCATAGAAAATATTATTAAAAAATTAATTTTAGAAATTAAAGATTTTGTAGCTAATAATCGTTTAAGTATTAACGAAGAAAAAATAGGATATTGCTTAATAGATGTTTTTGAAAACTACCAAACCATTTTTATCGCTGGTAAAGGTAATAAATTTAATAAAAATATAATACTATACCAATTGCGTGAAATGAGTGGTTTGACCACTAAAGAAATTAGGTCCGCTTTAAAACCATACAAAAATATATACAAAGACATACTAGTGGCTATACTAAACCAGTAAATAGATATTTATAGGTATGCCTAGACCAAAAAGAAAAGAAATAAAATTAACCCATGATAGTGCAGTAGCACTTATGCAGGAAATTTATAATGAGTGTGTAGAACAAAGAACTACAGCCATTAGAATACAAAATAAAATGATTGGGTTTATGAAAGAAGCGGCGGACATGTCTTTAATTGGTCCTGTTTTAAAAGAACAACAAAAAATTATTGACTCTGCCATAGATAAAAAGTTACAACTTTCTAAATTATTAGCAACTATAGCGTCTAAAAATATGGAAGTTTCTAGTTCTGGTTTATCTATTGATGGTGATATTAGAGAGGCTATTAATGAACTAGTAACAAAAACACAAGAGACTCAAGACGAGGGTGATAATTTAAATTATAAAATTTAATTATGGCGGACCCAATACAACAACAAAAAGACATATTTAGTAAAGTTCAAGGTCTTATGGCCTTTTTGGACGCTACTGACGAACAACGTAGTCGAGAAAATCTTGAACAGTGGAAACAAACTTTTGCGGCTTTAAGAGATATTACAAATAACCCTCTACCTTTTTTACTAGATTTATTAAAAAGTCTTAAATCCCACAAACAAAATAGAACAAAATTTAAAGCTAAGGGTTATACCATGGCTGCTGAAAAACAAAAAACTAGAGGTGGGGTTAAAGGTGATGGTATAGTTAAAAAAACTAAAAAAGCTTTTAGTACTAGATTTGGTTTATCTACCACCAATGACCCATGGTTACGACAATTAGACCAAATAATTAGAACCTCTATGTTAGAAGTATTACCTAGAGTAGACGACATTCTTTTTGAAGAATTGCTAAAAGCATTCAATTGTGACATGTCTATGTTAGTACCTGTGGTTGGAGACGGATTAAGTGCACCACTACAAATTGAAGTTGCTGAAGTAGATTTATTAAAACAGTTATTTAATGACCCTGCTAGTGCGGTCGGTAAATACATGTATGAACAGACTAACTGGAATGTTGGATACCCACCTGGTAACACCCCATTTTCTATGAATCGATTTCTGAGGGACTTAATATATACTACACCTGGTGTTACACAAACTGTTTATGGTGCGAGTGGAAGAGCTTTGTTTGATATTACAGCTTCTGCGGGGATATTTACAATATTACCTTATTATAAAGATGACCCAGCAAATACAGTAAATTTCCAAAATGCACCATTAGCTGCTAATCCTCTCGCTACTAAATTTACTTTTGTCGAGTTTTTAAAAGATTACTTTGACAATGTTAGAATTATAGAACTTCAAAATATGTTAGGTGCATTAATGGAGATTCTAAGTGGTTTTATGAGTGTAAGAAACCAATCTTTTTCTATAGAAGATTCATTAGGGTTACAAAAATTTATGTCTGCGGTGGAAAATATGTTAGAGTCATGTGATGGAGCAGATTTAGTTGGTCCGAATACTGAATCGGTTAATTATCTTTCAGAATTATACGATGATGATAGTTTTTTTGAGTTCAATGTTGAGGAGGAAAGAAATATAATTTTAGAGGTGGAAAGAAAGTCTAAGAATGTTTTGTCTTTGGTTAGTTGTGGGCAAGTAGATATACCGGTAGATAATGGTGTTATAGATGATGGTTGTGATGAAATATTAGCTTCTCCAGTAATAGATGAACAATTGAAAGCTTTTGACCTGGTTTTACAAAGGGCCGCGTCCTCTTCGGCTTCAAAAGCTGGTTACGACATTAGTCTAGGGTCAATCAGTCTTCCAGTAGAGATTGATTTTAAAGAGAATTTAATTAAGAAAATGCCACAAATACTAACTTACTGTATTTTAAGTTCTAAAGCCATACTACCTGTTGTAATAACTAGTAAACTACTAAACCAAAACGGTGCTCTTTCTACAAATATTGAGCTTTTTGGTAAATTATTTAAAAGAGTAATTATAAGAGTTGTGAAAGAATTTTTAGCTAGGGTAGCTAGACACATACTAATTTTAGTAAAAAATATATTACTACGTTTAATTAGGGATTTAATAAAAAGGAAGTTGGATGCTATGAATAAAAAGAAAATTCGATTAATTAGACGATTATTGGATTTACTACTCCCTTTAATTATAGCTTTACAGGAAGCTAAAAGTTGTAAAGAAATATTTGACATACTATTGGGTGTACTATCAGCTAATTTACCTGATATTCCTTTTGGTGTACCTCCTTTTCTACTTGCCGCATCCAGACTAAAACCTGGTTATAGTAATTTAGGGGCTTTTGAAAAGTTTATAGGTAAAATGGAGTCTGCCGGTCTTCCAATAGGAGACCTACCCGACGGTAGTCCAAATCAGATGGCTAAAGCATTTTTTCTAAATGGTGAAGCTAGAGATGAAGAAAGGATAGATAATGAAAAAGTTAAAATATCAATAATGATGGGTCAGGTTCTAACACCTGTTGGACCCGGATTAATAAAACCAGGGACTACTGGTGACGGTGGTTGTTTTTAAAGTATGGAAGAATTTTTTAAAGAATATAAAAATAAACCTAATAAGGAATTATTAGATGTGATGAAAGTATTAAAGGAAGAATTTGATAAGACAAAATCTATATTGATTAATCTATCGTTACATATAGAAGATATTGAAAAAAAATTTAATACGTTAAATAAGGAATTAGATAATCGTAAAAAAAGTAGCTAATGGGAACACAACCTTTTGACCATCAAAGAAATGCCGGTATCGGCATACAAATAAATCAAATAATTAAGTTTGCTGTATGTGTGGATAACAAAGACCCTCAAAGAGCTGGCCGTATTAGAGCTGTTGGCACTAAAGGTGAAGGACTAACCCAAAGTAAAATAGCTGACCCACTAAAATTTATCATAGGTGAAGATAATAAGGCTTTAAAAGAAAAAACTTATGTTCCCTGGGGAATTGATGACCCTTATACTTTTGCACCATTTTTACCCCTACACTTAAATATACAACCTCTACCTGGTGAAGCTGTTAAAATTGTTGGTTTTGGTGAGAGGGAAGGTAATTTTAACGATGAATATATTGGACCTATGATTTCACAACCAGGTGAAATACGTACCGATAATTATTCTAGTGGTCAACAAAATACTAGTTATGGTGTTCAAAACAAAAAATTACCAGATTTTGCACCTAATGGCATACCTCTACCAGAAGGTAAAGGGTGTTTTCCAAATCCCGATGACGTTGCATTAGTAGGTAGAGAAAATTGTGACATTGTTTTAGGTATGAGAGAAAAATCTATAGTGGATGAAACTGAAGAGAAACTAAAAGACTGGTACCCACAGATATTAATTAGGTCCGGACAATTAATTAAAAATGATAAGTTTAGTTCAAGACCCAGATTTAACCCAAAACAAACCTTTATACAATTAAACACCTTCCCAACAACTTTGACACCTGAAGAAGTTGAGGTTGAAAAGACTGTTGTTCAAGATGTTCCTTTAGCTACCGCTATAGAGTACCATTTAGATGACGCTTCTCTACAATTAGGTATTTTAACTGGGTTTATGAGGATTTTAAAGATACCTTTTGATAGTAACTCTAAAATTTATATGTCTGGTGATGTAACAAAAGAAACACAATTCCCATCATCTGTTATTGAAGCTTGTAGAATTTCATTTACAAATGCTCCTACTACAGAAGAGTTAGGTGGGTTATTGACTGATTATATTTCACAATACGATGGTGGTGAGTGGAGTAAATTTATAAAACCACCACCTTCATGGGCAACAAAAACATATCACCCACAAGTAGACCTGAATAATCAAAATAATGTTGGTTCATTTATGGGTAAAACTCATCCTCTATACTTCAAACCTGACAGTGTTACACTAAGGTATATAGATAAGGAAATTCCTGTGGGTGCACCACTAGTCTGGCCTTCCATGCAAACACAAGCTAATGAATTAAAAGAATTAATAACTCTAGATGGTGTCCTAACTAATGGATTTGGTCTTGCTTTTACTAATGATGTGGGTGAAAGAAATGTAAAAGAAGAAAAAGTTAAAGAAACCCAAACTAAAATTAATAGTCAGGATTTACAACAAGGTATTATTGCTGCTGGTTCTGAAAAAATATATTTATTTTCATATAATGCAGCTGAAATTAATGGTAGAATACAATTAGACACTAATTATGGGATAGACCAAGAAAAATTTATAGTAGATGTGGAAAACAAAACAAATTCACTAGTTAGAGGAGAAAAATTAATGGAGTTGTTAACTAAAATGGTTAATTTTGTTTCTAGTCATACCCACGCATTTCCTGGACTAGCTCCAGTACCACAAGGTCACGATGGTACCAGAGTAGAAGATTTAACAAAATTATTACAGGATGCACCTAATACTATATTAAACCAAAATATTAGGATTAACTAGATATTTATTATATAAAGATACTCAATGTCAATACATAGGTCCTATTTTAGTAAAAATAATACAATAATTGCTAATAGTTACGTAAATACAGCTAAAAACCCTGTTACGCAATTATTTTATGGTAAAAGTCCATACCCCACATGTATATTTACTGGACTTTCTGGGGACAGTTGTAATAACCAATCAGGTTTTACCAGTTCTGTTACTGAAGGGTTTAGTAGGTTTATTTTTGATTTAGACCTGGAAGATTTAAGAGAGAAGGTTAATGATTGTTGTATTACACTTAGTGCTACTGGGACTACCCACACGTTAAAAATGACCAATACTTCTAATTTTGACGATAAATTATTAAATGACAAAGTTTTAGTTAATGACACTAGAAGGGCAACATCATTTGATTTAATTTTATTTAAAGCTGTAAGTGGTCATAGTTGGGATGAAGGTGTTGGTTATGATTATTTAGTACCTGACGGTATATTTGAACCAGAGTTTGATATTACTTACTCTACAAGACCAAGTCATTGGTTTTCTTGTACTACACTATCTCAATGGACTTACCCAGGTACTTACCTTAATACTTTAAATACTAGTTATGATATTTTGGACATACAACATTTTGATAATGGTAATGAAAATATTAATTTTTCTTCTCAAGCTTTAGATGATGAAATTAATTTTTTATTAACCGCAAGTACCAATCTAACTTCTGGTACTACTTACGGTATTGCTTTTAGTGGTGCTTATGAAAATATAACTGGTATAACAGAATCTTATTCTGTTGGATTTTTTACTAGGTACACCCAAACTTTTTTTGAACCTTTCTTAGAGACCTCTTGGGATGACCATATTGTCGATAATAGAAATAATTTTAGTCTTTTTAAGTTAAATAGGCTTTTTCTTTACGTTTCAGACCACAATGGTCAACCAATATGTTTAGATAAACTTCCTAAATGTCAAATACTTGACTGTAATGGTAATCTAGTTGCTAATTTAACAGTTAAGAAACTAACTTGTGGTGTTTATTATGTGGAACTAACACTATCATCACTGCCACCAGGCCAATCAACACCAGTTCTATATGAAGATGTGTGGTCAGGTATTGATATTGGTGGTGTAACACAACCTAATGTTGAAAATGAGTTTATAATCTATGATAACGCTTTTTCTATAGGACCAACCGCGGCTCAACCTAAAGTATATGGGTATTCTGTTTCTGGTATTAAAGAAGATGAAAAAATAAGTAGTGGTGAAACAAGGAAAGTCTTTATTTCTACAAGAGTACCTTACACAACAGACCAACAAGTATTAGTGGATAATTTACAATACAGGGTTTATGTTACACAAGGAACAACACAAGTAGAGGTAATTCCATGGTCACAAGTAAACATGGGTAACGAACATAATTATTTACTTATAGACACTGGGTGGATGATTCCTAACGAATATTACCTAGACATTAAAGCGACTTCTAATCAACAAGTAGATACTTATAGAAAAGCAATAAAATTCCAAATAATTAATCAATTATGAAAAAAATAAAAATTAAAGAAAATGAACTAGTAGAATTAATAGAAAAACTAGTTAAAGAAAATATAGGTTTTGCTTCTTCAGCCATAGGTAATGGTAATGGACAAAACTTTGGTTTAATGGGAACACCAACAGCAAAATATAAAGACCTTTTAGAAAAAGAAGATATCGAAGAGGATGATGTGGATGATAATGAAAATGAAGTTAGTGAAGAAACATTAAATCTTAATGTAGATGATGAAACTCAAGATGGTTTAAATCAAGAAGATGCTATGGAAAGTGTAAAAGAATCACGATTAATCTCTAGAATTAAGAAAAATTTATTAGAACAAGAAGGTAAAGGATGTGCAGAATCTGAAGGTGGTTCAGGTTGTATTAAAAAAAGAGGTTCTGGATGGGTTGTTCTTAACAATAAAAAAGGTGGAGTGTGGAGAAAATGTGATAGTAAAAAACATTGTGAGGAAATACTAGATGCTTTTCACGCAGCTAAAGGATAATAAACAAAACTTAAAAATTAAAAACTATGAAATGTGATTGTAAAGTATGTGAGTGTGGCACAAAATGTGACTGTACTTGTTGTGACTGTTAAATAATAGTTAGTTAAAATAAGGATATAAAAAAACCACTCTTTCGAGTGGTTTTTGTTTTTTAGATATCTTCCTCATCATAATCATATTCGTGAGTTACAACAGTTCTACTAGGTTCTGGTTCCTCTACAACAATCTCATCTTTCGGTGAAAAATTTTCTGCAGCTGTAAAACCAAGTCCTGCCATTACAATCCATTGTAAAGACTCGAATAAATTATCGTCAATTGTGAAATCCCAAAAAAGATTTGCTGTATAACCAATTAACATAAATAGAAGACATACGAAAGTAACAAATCTTTTACTAGATACTTTACCTTCACTACTTAACATGTTTTTAAAGAATTCCATAATAGTTTTTTATTATAAATATCAGTGCATAAAAAAAAGCCCTCATAAAGAGGGCTTCTTTTAATATATAACTTATTCAGTTATTAGAATCTTTTCAATTCTCTTACATTAAATGTTCTAACTCCATCAACAGTGATTCTTCCGTAGAATCTGTTGTTCACCATTTTCTTAGCGTATCTAGTCATGATACCTTTGATTGGTGTAAAGTTGAATGGGTTATACATTGTTGGAGTTAACTGTAATGGTACATACGGTGCGTAAACGTACCCAGTATCCAATAAAGATGTTCCTTTATGTCCAATTAACACTTGGTTAGCTGGGAAGTAAGGGTCTCTATATACAGTAAATCTTCCTGATAATGTTCCAATTTTCTCAATACCCATATTGTATTGGTCTTGCTCTGGTGCTGCGTTTGATACGTGGAAGTACTCCAAGTCATCAAAGATAGCAGAAACCTCAGAAGAACATACAATCCAGTTAGCCCCACCTCTTAAAGTAGACTTGTGAATTTGAGCAGAAATTTGGTTTATAGTTGTAATCAATGTTTGATTCCAATCTTTTTGAGTATATGGAGCTTGACCAGCTGAGAATCTCTTCCAACCGTTGTAGTCCCATCTTAAGTTCCATGCTGCACCTTTTCTAAGGTCTCTCAAGATTTCTCTATCAATTTCAGCTGCAACTTCCTCAGATAATAAAGCTGTCAATTCAGCTTCAGCATCAATATTGTGGAATGCAGAAACATCTTGTGCAAGTTCTGGTGACCATTGAGCTCTTAACTTTCTTTCAGTAACAGAAACTGTAACTGCTTGAAGGTCGAATGAAACCTCACCGATTTCATCTTCAAATTCAAGTGTGTTATATTCTCTGTAGTGAGCTGTAATGTTATAAGCTGTTTGTGCCGTAGAACCTACGTAACCATCAACTGAATTACAAGTAATACAAGCTGGACATGATAAATCAATCTCTAAATAGATGTTACCTGCTGAATCACAAGTATCATTTCTATCTACAATACCATAACCATATTTTTGTGTAACAACACGGAATAACATGTTTGCTCCACTAGCGTAAGTACTACCTTTAGTTGAATCATCAGCTGAAGTAGATGGGTCAGTATCACAACAAGTAACATTCTCATCTGGTGTTAATCTTAATGAAGCTAAGAATTCTTCACTATCTTGTTCATTTCCATCAGGACCTGTTAATTTACCTGCTCCTGTAGTAGAGAAACCAGATAAAACAACGATAAGTGCTCTAGAACAAGTACCGTTAATAGATGATGGTTGTCTGATTAATTGAGCTCCACTCCATTGGTATTCAAGAGCTGCTCTTGAACGTGCTGTGAAACTACCTTTAGAATAGTCGAATAGACCATCTGCTTGGTTGTCACCAACTGGTGCGTTTTGCTCATAATATTGGTCATATAATGAAGTAGACGCTGCTGAATAAGGTGCGTTAACCCCTAATCCAGACGGATAACCTGGTGCTCCAAAAGGTGCGAAGTGGTTTGTACCCGTCCCACCTGGAGGTCTCATTGCTGCAATTTTAGGTACAAAGTAAAATAACTTACCAATAGGTAAATTCATAGCTTGTACAGAAACGATATCGTTTGCCAATAATTTAGAGAATACTCTTCTAATAATTGGAAAAACAACTGTTTCAAATGACCCTGAATCAGCAGCTGTAGTAGCCTCGTTGATTAGGTGTGTAGCTTGGTTTTCATATAATTGAGCGATGTTCTCTCTCAAGTGACCTTTAAGGCCATCTAAGAAACCTAAGCTGTTCCATTTGTTAATGGTATCTTCTTTAATAACTTTAAGGTGTTTTAACCCTATGTTACCGACCATACCACTTTCTAATAATGCTCCCATAATTTTTTTTTTAGTTTTTTAAAGCGTTTATTTTAGTTTAGACATTAAGTCTTTCATCCTACTAAATTGTGGATTTTCGTAAACTTTTGATTCCAATAATTTACCTCCACTAGTAGGTGATTTAGTAATTTTGTTTTCTACCGACTCAGCAATTGTTTTTGTAGGTTTAGCTACTTCCTGAGTAAGTTCTTCCTTGATTACCTTATACAACTTTTTAGAAGATTTTAATGAATCGATATTATCGAATCTCTTCAAAATGTTGATTTTCTCCTGCTTGGTAGTTGAATGTTCTGTAAATAGACGTGTTACGTAAGCTAAGTTTGAATTAAACACACCTACCTCATTCAATTTATCTCTAAAAGTTGTTAATGCTTTCTTATAGTCAGTATTTTTAACTTTTAAAGTTTCTACCTCTTCTTTAAGAAGATTGTAGGACTTTTTTAGACGGCTTTCACCAAGATTACGATTATTAGTAATAGCTTTTCTAATACCAGAAGGTTTATGTTTACCACCAGATTCTCTTCCGAACCCTAAAGTTCTTGAAGCTTCTCCCATGTCATATTTTCTAGTACCTCTAGCCATTCTAGCTCTCGTTTTTAGAGACATTTTATCATCTTCATGACCATGTTCTCCACCTAACATATCAGCTTCTCTATCCAAATAACCTTGGTCAGAGTGACCTTTATGATGTTTAAATCCATAATCACCTTCTTCCATTTCCATTTCTGAATAATCTCTACG